CTGTCCGCCGGTGTGATCATGCGGCAGTCCTCCGGCCCCTGGTCTTCTGTGGCTCGACGGGCTCCTCGCCGTAGTTCATCCGGGTGAAGAGTCCACCGCCTTCGGCCTGGTCGTGCTGGACGACCTCGTCGGTGTCGGCGAGGACGTCGCCCTTGTTGACCCGCCGCGGCGTGCCGGCCAACTCGATCACGAATGTGTCGTTTGCCCTGTGCATCGCGGGCGCTCCTATGTGGACGGGTAGGCCGCGAGGTACGCGGCCAGTTGCGGCGAAATCTGGGTGCCGGTCACGAGCTGTGTGGCGGACCAGTACGACGCCGGGGTCTCCAGGAATGCCTGCGACGTGATCGAGTCACGCGTCGAGCCCTGGATGATCGTCTCTTCGTGTGTGGTGACGGTGTTGCGGTAGACGAACTGTTGGAGGGCGAACATCGCGACCACGGCCGTGTCCTCTCAAGACGGCGAGGGACGGCCTGTGGCCGTCCCTCGCGCCGTTGAACGTGCTACTTGCCCTTCATCACGCGGAACGCGTTGGTGGTGCTGATCTGCGACCCGAATCGCCAGAACATGAACCACCCTGCTTGCCCGGTTGGCCTGCCGGTGGCGGTGTCCTTCACCAGGGGCTCGTAGATCATGGAGACCCCCACGCGGTCGCAGATGATGAACTGCGCGAAGTCGCCGTAGATCGCTTCGAGCGCGCCAACGGAGACGGTGGCGTCCATCGTGGTCGACTCGTAGATGGGTGCGCCGAGCAGCGTCGCCGGCTGGCCCTTGCCGAGGTTCGTCCAGAAAGAGCTGCCGCCGGCCGTGTCGAGTTGCCGGAACCGGTTGATCTGCGCGACGTTCGCGACCCACGCCGCGCCGGGCGCGTTGCGGAACCGCGGCGGCAGCACCTGTTGGGTGGCATAGACGTCGCCGACCGCCACGACCAGGGTGGTTGCGGTCGTGACAACGACCGTCGCCGCCGGGATGACACCCTGCACGTTCGGCGGGGTGCCGTTGCCGGTGGCGAACTGGGCCTCTTCGAGGCGGTCCTTCGCGTCGGCGAGGAGGACCGGGAGCTGCTGGCCGAAGTCGGTGTCCTCGAGGACCTCGTACGAGCCGAAGATCCACGCGTTCGCCTTCTGCGGCGTGATCACGATGTTCAGCACGGTCGGGGTGGCGTCCGCGACGACCGTTCCTTCACCGATCATCCCGGCGTTGACGCCGGCGCTGTTCACACCGTTCCACGTGTTCGAGGTCGTCTGCACGACCCGGGAGATGCGCCGCCACGGGTTCGCGGACGACGCGTTCGTGAGGATGATCGACGGATCCAGCACGAACGGCAGCAGGTACCCGCCGTTCGCGAGGGTCAGGGACAGCGCGGCACGGTTCGAGTGTGCCTGCGGGTCCCGGATGTAGTTCCGGAACTCGTCGAGGTACTCCGGACTGCCCGTCTCGAGGATGTGCTGCGCCACCTTCGACTGGCCCGTGAACTGGTTCTGGGTCATCCGGGTCGCGGTCTCGGCGTAGTCGTGCTGCAGGTCGCCGCGGCGGGACGCCATCTCGATCGCGTCGAGCGCCCGGCCGCGGACCTCGCCTGGCTCAACCATGTTGCGTCGTACCCGGTCCAGGTCCCGGAACGGGTCCTGACCGATGACGTTGCGGGTGATCAGGTCCGGGCTGCGGACGTCCGCGGTGGCGTGCTCGACCTTCGCCGGGTCGGCGGCGGCGTGCATCACGCGCTCGAGATCTCGGGCGCGCTTGCGGAGCGGCACCACGAGCTCGTCGAGGTCGTCGAACTCGCTGATGAGGGTCGTCTGCCACGACAGGTCGTCGTCGGCCGGCTCCGGGATCGCGGAGATCGAGGCGAGCTCGGCGCGGATCGCGTCCTGCCGGCGTTCCATCTGCTGAAGGGTCGGGTAGGTGGTCCGCAGCGTCTGGTGGCGGGAGCGCTTGGCTTCCACGTCCTCAGGCGCGTCGCGGGTGGTGGTCTCAGGCATCTACTTGGCTCCCGTACTTCTGGATGAACCGCGCCCGCTGGGCGGCGAGTTCCTCCTTGACTGACCGACCGGAGCGCACCGTGTGCGAGTCCTCGGGCGGCGAGTCCCGGTGTTCGGGAGCGCCGGAAAGCGGGGGCAAGTCGCCCGGGTCGAAGGCCGGGAGAGTGCCGCCGCTGCGCAGTAGTTCCGTGATGCGGTCGAGCTGTTCGGTGATCTGCTCGGCGCGGATGCCGACGATCGACGCGGTCTCATAGGCGGGGAACGGGGTCGGCCCGTACTCCCGCAGCGTGCTTTCGGTGCGCCGGACCGTCGGCAGGTTCCCGCGGCGGTCGGCGCGGAAGCCGCCGCGCATCGGCATCGGGTCCGACCGGTCGAAACGGCCGGAGAACGAATAGGCGGACAGCGATCCCTCGCTGATTCGGTCGAGGATCCGGTCGACGTCCTCACCCTTGGAGTAGCGGGTGCGGGTGAACAGCCCGTTTCCGTCGGCTTTGATCTCCAGCGGGATGCCGATCGGGACCGAGTGCAGATCGGACGGTGTCCCGTGCAGGGTCATGCCGTGGTTGTAGAAGACGCCGACCCGCCACGAGCTGCGCCCGCCGGCCGGAGCGACCTTCTGCAGGATCCGGTCGAACGCCTTCCGGTCGATGACCTCGATGTAGTCGCCGTCCTGGTCGTGGATCGGCGTCGGCGTGTCGAAAACGGTCGCGTAGGCGTCGACGGTGCGGCCGTCGCCGCCGGCCCGGATCGAGATGTCCGACAGCGCGAACGACCGCACGAACGGCAGCGGCGCGCCCACCTGGAGGTCTTCTTTCGTCGGCATGTGAATTCCGTCCTCCGACCGGTGGCCGTCCATCTTGGCGTGCGTCGCGGGGTAATAGCCGAGCGCGGCGTGGTGGGCGAGGTTGCAGTAGCCTTTTGCGTCGCCGATGAACTTCGACAAGTGGGATACACAACGGTCGAAGTCACCAGGTGCGCCCCACGCGATTTTTGCGGCGCCCTCGCCGTGCACCCAGTACTGGTGGAGGCGTTCCGTGGCACCCTCGTGCAGCGTCTGAACACCGCGGACGGCGGGATCCGCGGAACGGTGTGGAAGTGCTTTCAGCGCCACTACCTGCGCGAAGAACGCCGGCGTGACGTGCCCATCGGCCTTCACGCCGAGCCGCGTCTGTAGCGCTTTGATCGACGAGGTGGTCAGCGGGCCGAGCTGGCCGTCTATCCTCAGCGGCTTGCCGTGGCTGTCGCTCAGGCCGAGTTTGTTCAGGGCCGTCTGCAACTGCTTGACGTTCGGGTCGCCGTGCGGCATCCCGTACCCGGCGCCCTTGTTCGTCTTCGGGTCGTAGGAGAGGGTGTGGTGCGGCGGGCCGGCGGGGGCCGTGTGTTGCGCCGCCGGGTGCGCTCCGGTGTGGCCGCCGGTCGGCTTCGCGCCACCCCCAGCGCTACCGAACTGGCCGCCCGTCGACGAGCCGGCGGCGACATGGGTCATGTTGAAGCGTTCGGCATCTGTCACCCGACGCACCTCCTCCAAATGGCAGGGAATGCGCGGCGTGGTCAGGGATTCAGGCCGAGGTGATCGCTGGGGTCTTCCCGTTCGTGGGACTGGACGGCAGCGCGGGTGCACCACCACCGGCCGGTGCGGGCCCGCTGGACTGCTGGAGCTGGACGGACACCCAGTTCGGGTCTTCGACGAGCAGCGTCATGTCCTGCGCGACGACCGCGGCGATAGCCGAGTCGCGGGTGAAGCCGCCGGTCGCGAGGGAGACGATCGTGGAGGCCATGTTCTGCTGGATCTCAACAGCATCCTTCGCGTCCTCGCGCAGGAACGGGATGTCCCGCTTGTCGATGACGAGTTGCGCACCCTGCGGTGGCGGGACGAGCGTCGCCAGCGAGGCGGACACATTGCGCCACAGCGTGTTGAGCGTGCCTTCGGAGAAGAGCCGGCGGGCTTGGCCGAAGTTGCCGGCGTTCAGGCTGCTGCCGGCGAGGCCCTCGGACAGTCCGACGATCACCGGGTGCACGCCGGCGGCGGCGGCGATCCGGGTCTCCCCGGCGCCCTGGGTCACCTTGAAATCAAGCTGTTTCAGGTCGGCTCCGACGACGGTCGCGTCTGCTCCGCCGCCCAGGTACAGGGTCTTGTAGGCGTTCTGGGCGCCCTTGTGCGCGAGGTCCATCGTCTTCTGGAACGCCTCGAACTTCTCCTGCTTCATGTCCTTGAAGGACACGATCGTCTGGAGGGTGGCGCCGTTCTCGAAGAACGCCAGCTTGTGGATCGTCGCCGCGGTATCCGCCTGGATCTCCCGGATGACCGGGGTCAGCCAGGACATGCCCCGGTAGTGCGCGATCGGGTCCGGCACGGGAGCGAAGTGCGATACCTCGTCCGGGAGGAGGAAGATCGGTGGCCGGTCGGACATCCACCCGCCGGGGAAGTACCCGTAGCCGAGCAGTTCGGCGTCGAGGTCGTCGGGGAGGACCGACGGATCGTCGTGGGAGCCCATGACGATCGTCACCCAGTCCGGGCGCATCCGGCGCAGGTGCCCGTTGCGGACGGTGAAGAACGCGTTACCGGCGAGGTCGGCGTCCTGCAAGTTCCGGGTCAGCAGGTCGCCGGTGGTGCCGTTCGGCCACGGGGTCTCGAGCAGGCTCAGGGACTGGTCGCCGAACAGGTCGCCCGGGCGGCCGTTGCGGATCCGCTGGTACTGGAACCGGCCGTCGGAGAACACGCCGAGGCGGGCGCGCATGCACGCGAAGATGATGCCGTTGCGCTTGTAGGCGCCCTGAACCATCCCGATGAAGTTGGACTCGATGCGTTCGGCCTGCGCGCCGGCCTGCCCGGGCAGTCCCGTGTACGTCGTCCCGCCGAAGCTGAAGCTGAAGTCGAGCGGGTCAAAGCCTGCGTAGTCGGCGCCGTCATAGCGTTGGGTCGTAGTGCCGGACCGGCGAAACAGCGACTGCAGGAGGTTCACCCAGTGCCTCCTCGACGTCGGTCAGCAGCAGGAACGAGGCGGCGGTGATGATCCCGGCGGTGATGAGACCGCCGGCGAGGCCTTGCGCGACCCACATGCCGGCGACGACCAGGGCGCAGCCGAGGACGTAGCCGAGCAGGGCGCGCCGGCGGCGGGTCAGGCGAATACGGCCCACGGCTCGTTGTCCTCCTCCTCGAGGGCTCCGTCCTCGATGGCCTGCCCGCGGGCGGCCTCGGCGAGGAGTCCAGCAACGAGAGCGTCGATGTGGCCCTTGTCCCGTTTCGGGATGACCCGCAGGTAGTGGTGTGTCGCCGACGGGTCCTCTTCGGGGCGGGGTGCGCGTTTCCGGCCGCGGGCGATCGCCGCCTGCATCGCGTGCGCGCGGAGGGTTTCGTCGCCGTCGTGGGTCAGGTCCCTGGCCAGGACCGTTTGGAAGCGGACGATGGCGTCGTCCATGCGTTTCTCGACGTTCGTGGGGAACTCGACGATCCGGTCCGGCCAGCGTGCCGCCCAGACGTCGAAGTACTCCTGCCACCGGTAGGGGTCGCCGAAGAAGTACCGGACGTCGTAGGCGTCGAACGCGTCCGTCAGGGTCTGGTCGACCTCGGTGCGGGGGACCTTGTGGTCCGGATACTCGGCAGGGTTCCAGGTTTTCAGGTGAAACCAGCGGCCGTCGCCGACCCGGGACGCGACCAGGGATGTGCAGTCCTGGGAGCGGGACCCGTCGAAGCCGATCGCGATCATGTCGCCGGGCGCGAGGTCACGGTCGCGGACGAGCGCGTCCCAGCGGGTGGCGTCGACCGCGTCGCTGACGCCGACGACGATGAGGTTGAAGAAGTAGCGGAGGGCGTCGGGCCAGGTCGGGCAGACACCCGGGTCATGAGCGTCGGTCAGGACCCGTTCGCGGTCGACCCACCAGCTGTCGCCGTAGACGATTTCAAGGAGGGCGAGACAGTCCTCGTCGTCGTGCTCGTCCGGCTGCCGGGGCGGCGGCCGGTAGTCGACGACCACATCGGTGGCCTTGTGCTCGTGGGTGCGCTGCGCGACCGACTTCTGCGACGGGTCGTACGCGTTCGTCGTCTCCAGCCAGCGGCCGGACATGCCGCCGATGTTCCGCTTCATCGTGCTGGCCAGCAGGACACCGCCGTTGGACTCGACGAACAGGTGGGTCTCGTCGAACACGGCGAAGGTGAGGCGGGCACCGAGGCGGGCCTTGCCGGACGACGTCCGAGGTTCGATCTTCCCGCCGGAGGGCAGGTTGATGTCCTCGACGCCGATGTCGACACCGGGGATGTCGGCGACGGGGCCGCGGCGGGCCATCTCGTACACGCACAGCCACGTGTTGTCGGTCTGTTCCTCGGAGGTGGCGACGATCTGGATCCACGGCGTCGGGTGAGCGATGCCGAGGGGTTCGCCGTCGTCGTCCCAGCCGTCGAACCGGACCGGCCCGAACGCTTCGGCGAGGCAGATCGCGGCGGCGAACGGGCCCTTGCCCCACTTCTGTGGGCGCATCAGCAGGCCGCCGCGGTTGTGGAATGCGGCCGAGGGCCGGTCGGGGAGCCGGCGGGCGTGCGGCTTGAGCCGGTAGAACCGGAACAGGAACAGCCACATCTCGTCGGTGAGCTTGTACGGCTCGCCCTGGTGGTTGCCGTCCGGGATGACGCAGTTCTCTTCGATCCACGCCCCGACGGCGTAGCCCAAAGTGGGATATTCGCCCTCGACCTCGGGGCCGCGCCAGGGCATTACTCGACCGCCCGCAGGCGGGGCCGATCCTGTCGCTTCGGGGCGCGCTGCTCGGCGAGCTCGTCGACGACGACCTCCCAGCGCAGGCGCAGCATCGACATCGGGGTGAGGCCGAGGCGGTCCTCGAGCTGGCGGACCTCGGCGAGGTGCGAGGGTTTGGCCGTGCGGGACTCGCCGACGATGAGGGCCCTGACGTAGCGGGCGACGGTCCGGGTGACGTTCATCTGCGCCCAGGCGGCGGCCTGCGGGAGACGCCAGAGGTCTTCCCACGCGTCGAGTTCGTCGCCGTCGGGGTCGCCGATCGGCCAGTCGGGGGCCGGGCCGGTGAAGCCTTTGGCGGGGAGTTGGGTGGTGTTCGGGCGGGCGTTGCGGCGGCGCGGGTTCGCGGAGGGCGCAGGACCGGGCATCGACGTCACCCACCTCACGCTGAGTAGCTTCACGCAGAGTGGTGATGTCCACATTGGACGGACGTAACGCTACGTGACGTGACTACGCTCCGTCAAGATCCACTTTTGTGGAATCCGTACATGGCGCGAGCCTCGTGGCCCGGGGTCCTGGCGCCGCGTTGATCTTGCGTCGCCGCCCCACCCCCCTACCCTGCGTGACGGCCACCGCTTAACGCTGCGTAATCATGAAATGATCTCACTCTTCGTACATCACTCTGTGTCACGCCTCTCAGGCCACGCGATCCTGCTTCGCTCCGTTGCACGCACGGCACAGCACCGACAGGGGGCCTGCCTCGCTACCGCCAGCACCCACACCCACGACATGATCAGCCGTCAGGTCAGTAGCAGGGTGCTCGGCACGCTGCCACCCAGGGCACACATCCCCACGCTCAGCCCGCCACGCCCGCACCACAGCAGCCCGCCGCCGCTCCTCCACATACGACGCCCGCGGCCGGCGGGTGCGCTTGTCCTGCAACACCCAGCCACGACAGGCCGGGCAGCGGGTCTGGTCACTCAGCATGCGGCAGGGCTTGCCCGGACGGCCGAGGCAGGGGCGTAGAGCCATGGGCCATCACCTCAGGCGAAGCACAGCACGAGCACCAGGGCGGCGAGCGTGAGTACGGATGCGACGGCGACCGCGCCGCATCCACCTTTTCCCCGGCCGCCAGGACGAGACCCGGCAGGACCACGCGGACCACGGCCGGCGGGACCGGACGGGCCCCGCTTGCCGAACTCGACCATGGACACTCCTCCGAGCTGAAGTCAGCTGACCATGGAGAGGTTCAGCGGAGCCAGGTCTGGACGTCGGCGTCCGGCTGCACGACCACCGGGACCGTCACCGAATGGGTAAGGGCCTTGTCGTCGGCGCCCGGGTCGAACTGGACACGACCAGCGGCCGACAGCGTGTACAGGCGGATCGTCAGTCGGCCGTCGGCGAAGGTCGGCCGCTCGCCGTAGGGCACGACACGGCCGCCGTCGTTGACGCCGTTCGCCTCGAGCCAGGCGATCAGCTTGTCCCGGAACGCTTGGTCCTGCTCGATGCGGTCCTGTACGGCGTCCATGGGTGACCTCCGGTCAGGCGGCGATGGTGCGGCGGGCGCGCTCACGGGTGCGGCGCTCGGCCCGGGCCACCGCCAGCGGGGTGAGGCGTAGCTGCCGGCCGAACCGCTCGGCGACCTCAAGGTGTCCGCGCTCAACCCACTTCCAGATCGTCTCCGGGGATACGTGGGCCTTCGGGCCGAGGATCCGCCGGCGTACGTCGGTTGCCCAGTCGGCGGCGACGCGCACGTCCCACAGATCGTCGAGGTCGTCCACGGAAGACCTCCTCCGCAGACAGCAAACAACCGCCAACACCTGTTTTTGGGCAGGGTCGACGGCTGCTTCATCCTGACGCAGAAAAGTGATCTTTGCAAGCGACGAACCGGCAGACGCTACCCGACGGGTGGGACGTTTTCCGCCAGCCATGGCCAGGTCGCGTTCCGACCGGCCTCGATCAGGGGCACCATCTTGAACGTCGCGTCGGTCAGGCCGCCCATCTCGACCCGGTTCGTCTTCCCGGCGTCGACCGCCCCGACCTTGTAGCCGCCGAGGTTGAAGCCGTACAGCGCCACGTTGCCCGGGACCGCGGTAGACACGTCGCCGGTCATGGTCTGCATGTCCGAGATCAGGAACACCCGGTCGTGGCCCGACCACGTGCGCCGCAGCGAGCCCGCGATGTCGGTGCCGTGGCCGACCTCACCGGTGCGCTTCACGAACCGGTCGACTTCCTTCAGCACGCTGGCGCCCTTCGGCACGTCGTGGCGGAACACGCCGTCGGCGAAGCCGTGGACGTCCGCACCGCAGCGAGCGCCGAGCACCACGCCGAACACGGCCGCGGCCTTCGCCGGGGTCATCTTCGACTTCGCCGAGTAGGCCATGTTGGTCATGGACGCCGAGGTGTCGATGAGGACGAGGGTGCGGCCGTCGAGCCGCGGCACGTTGCCGAGCGCGGCGTTGAGCGCCTTGTCCAGGGCGTGGCCCCACCGCAGCGACGGAGCTGCCTCGTACGCCGCGAGGAACCGGTACGGGAACTGGCGGGACTTCGCCACCTGCGCGGGGTCGGCCAGGCGGGCGGCCACCGTGTCCGCGACGTCGTCGGAGACGCCCGCCTCGTCGAAGTTCCGGAGGTTCCGCAGCAGCGCCATGTAGCCCATCGACGGGATCAGCGCAGCCCACAGCTTCGCCTTGTCGACCGTCGGGCCCGCCAGGGACAGCGCGTCCTCCCACGTCATGCCCGCACGCTTGAGCGCGTCGGCGTTCAGCAGAGACTCCGGCTCCTCCTTGACCACGCCGCGGAGCCACGCGTTGAAGCTCACCATCGACAGTCCGGACGGGATCGTGTCGCCGCGGCCGTGCCGCCGGTCCAGCGCGTAGCTGAACAGTTCGCCCTGCCACGGTTCCTTCGGTGACGGGTGGACGAGGTCGAGGACATCGCCGAATCGGTAGCCCTTGCTCACCGTGTCGTACCGCAGGAGCGAATACTCCGTGTAGAGCCGCACCGCCGCGTCCGCGACACCGCGCTTGACCGGCTTCGGGATCGCCCGGCCGTAGCGGGACGTCCAGTAGGCGAGGGCCTCGCCGGGCTCGTCGGCGCGCTGGAGCACGCTGGCCACGATCGGACGGGCGCCGGGCACCTTCGCCGCAACCATCGCCTTCGCAGCCTCCAGCGCGCCGACCAGGGAGGCGGAACGCATGTTGCCGTCGCCGCGCAGCCAGCCGAGGAAACCGGCCGTCCAGTGCGGGTCGGCGACCGCGGTCTGCGCGACCAGCGACCGGTATCGGGCGTCGCGGTCGGTCGCGCCCTCATAGAACGTCTGCTCCCCGACCATGTTCGCGACCGCGAGGAGGAACAGCTCCGACTTGACCGTGCGGGCGTAGCCGGGCGCGCCCTCGTACGTTGAGCCGGTCGGCTGCGCTGCGGTCTCGATCGGACCCTTGGCCACCACGCGGTGGTCGACGACGTTGAACTTGGTCATGCGAAACGGGCTCCTCACGTGACGTGGGGAGCCCGTTTCCAGAAAGCTGTGCCCGAGGTCAAGGCGGATCCGGTGACGTTTAGCGCTCTACCACTGAGCTACATCCCAGGTCTGACCCGGGACGACGGGATTCGAACCCGCGACCTCTCTATCCCAAATAGAAGTAACCGAGTCCTGCGCACCGGGCACAGCATCTGAAGTTGTGACTCCCCGAGATCAATTACAGGCTGACGGGATGCCACACGCCACGTGGCTGGCGAGCCGCGACCTTGCGGGAGCGGCTGCCTGGATTCGAACCAGATCCCAGAAGGAACCGTCGACCAGCGCACCGGGGAGGTGCATATCAAGTTGAGCCCCACCGAGATCAAAGCGCCTGCGGAACCGGTCAAAATCGCATTTGAAGTAACCGCGGGCTGCGCACCGATGGGAACGATCCTGACGCTAACCCACCCTGGACCTCAGGAGCAAACACGTTTCGTGCCAACCGCCTTCTCCGGGTCCCAACCCGCATCGGCGAGCAGCTTCAGGGCTTCGCCGGAGACCCGGTAGCCCTTCCGTTCGCAAAGGCGATGGAAGCCGTACCCGTCGCGGAGCTCCACCGTCAGCCCCCGATCCACAGCTCGACCGCACCGTGCGCATGGATGGCCGCGATCAGGTCGGCAGCGCCATCCACACCACAGTCGGCGAGCCCTTCGAGATACGGCACCATCGCTGGGCCCACCTCGACCTTGTTGCCGTGGATCGAGCCGTCATGGCCCCACAGGCGCGGGGCGATCTTCTTCTTCAGGTCGAAGTCGAGCGTGCGCTCCGGGTCAGGCTTCGGTACCGGGCACCAGTAGAGGCTGCTGCTCACGTGCTGGCCGCCTTTCGGGGATCGCCGGTGCTCCGGAGCTTCGCCAACGCCACCTGAGCCTCGGCGATGAACCGCTCCATCGCCGCGACCGCCTCGGCGTGCGGTGCACCGGCGCGCCACTCACCGGCGATGTCCCAGGAGTCGCACTGGTGGGGCAGGTAGACACGCCAGCCCGTGACATCCTCCGCGTAGCCGTCAGCGCCCCAGATCGGTTCGGGCTCGACGGTGAAGCCGAACGGCTTGCTCATGCCACCTGTCCTCTCTCGCAGCCACACTCACACGGGTCGGGGTGCGCCATGGTCATCAGCTCTCGGCAGTCGTAGAGCAGCGTGTCGGCGCCGTCCGTCAGCCGCCACACGGTTTCGGGCAGCCACTCATCGAGGACGACGGCCAGGCCGACCACCGTGACCTCACGGCCGCTAGGCGAGAATCCGAAGGTCGTCCACGGCGGCTCCATGGTCAGCACCGCGCGGTAGGCGAGGTGGCCGCAGCGGAACCGCTCGACCTTCCGCCGGTCACGCCGCATCGCGTCCATGGCGCCAAGCACCTCGCGGGCCGTCACCATGGCGTCACCGTGTCCCACGAGATTGCGGCGTCCGACTTGAGCACCACGTGCCCGTAGTCGCGGCCGGGCAGGACGGTCGTCGCACGCGGGTACGTCCACCGCGTCAGCACGTCGACCCGGGTGCGATGGCTGTGCGTTTCGTCTATGAACCTAGGTTCGCGCAGCCAGCGACCCCACCAGCGTTGCCGGTACGTCGCTGCGAAGTGATCCCGCCACGTCGCGAACCGGGGCACCTCGAACTCCACAACGTCGTCGAGATGCGTCGGCGGGAGTTGCTCAGCGAACAGGCCTACCTCCAGCGCCGCCACGATATCCCCGGTCAGTACGTCGGCGTACTCCTCGACGCGCAGAGACTCCGCCACCTGCCGGCCGATCCGCTGCTGTATGGCGTAGCGCAGCCGCTGGACTGTGACCTGATTGAACAGCGCGCTCACGCCACCCGTCCCCTCTCGGTGATCTCTTCATAGCTCTTGCACTCACACGGGTCGGGGTGCTCGACCTCGACCTCTGTCTTGCACTCTCCGCACCGCCACGCTGGGTCGCCGCTGTTCCGCCGGAGCGCTGCCGTACCACAACTCGGGCACGCCAGCGGCGAGTACTCCGGGCGCCGGCTGACCGCCAGCACGCTGCGGCAGGTGTACAGCGTCATCGTGAGCTCGCGGGCGAACTCGTCGATTGCCGGGTGGACGTCCAACGCCCACGGGAGACGTCTGGACAGCCAGGACACGAGCGCATCGACGGTCGGGTCGGGTAGCTCCTCGTCCTCGCGGATCGCTGACCAGTCGCGGGCCCAGGAGTCCAGGATCGCTGCGACCGCGACCGGGCCCTCCTGGTCGCCGCGGTAGTCCTGGACCTCCACCGTGCTGGGTCGGCCGGCGAGGTCGAGGGCGGTCGCGCGCAGCGGCAGCCCCGGATCCCGGTGGACGCGGCCCGGCAGCCGCTCACCCTGGCCGGGGATCAGCGCGTACGGGAGCAGGGCGTGGAGGTCGCGTAGCTCCCACAGGGCCTGAGCGAGGCGGTTGCGGTCCCGGGTGCACACCGGGGGCTGGTTGGGCTCGACCTGCTGGCACACGATGCACAAGAGCGCACCGGAGGGGCCACGGGGACGCTGGTCGTCAGGCATGCCACTCCACCCATGTCGGATTCTGCGGGCCGACCGGCGCCCCAGGATGAGGGGTGCGCGGCGAGCCGTGCGGCCCGGAGTGCGCCGCTGGCAGGCCACACCACGCCTTGGTCCAACTGATCACCGAGCAGTGGCCGTCGGCGACGTGCCGGTCGTGCGGCTCGGCGGGGCCGGTCGGGGAGCCACGAGGACGGTCGTCAGCCACGGGTCACCCACTTCCGCGCCTCGCGATCCCAGCGGGCGTTCACACCCAGGACGTAGCCGCGCGCCTCCGTGTTGTGGCCGTATGCAACGGCAGCGGGGAGTATCCAGCCGCCCTGGATGAGCATCAGCGGGAACGAGGGCTCGCCGAACGTGAGCCCGACGGCGACCTGTACCGCGAACGCCACGCAAGCCACGATGGTCCACCGGACGGCCAGCTGTCGGTGCCGACGGACCGGCAGTAACTGAAGGGTCGGGTCGTCGTCAGGCAAGGCAGTCACGTCCTGCACGGCCGGCAGTCCCGGACCCTCGCGAGCCTCTCCCGCTCGACCTGCTGCGGGTAGATCGGGCCGTCGGAGTCCGGGACGTTCCACTGCTGGAGTTGCTCGTGCTGGTAGACCACGGCGTCGATCCGGTCGAGCAGGGTGCGGAGATCAGCCATCCTTGGCCTCCCGCTCCCGCAGCGACGCGCGCACCGTGGTGGCCGGCATCAGGTCGACCTCCACCCCGTCGACGAGCCGACCCTTCCACACGTGGACCCGATGCCGGCGGTCGTTCACGTCACCAACCGTGCCGACGCGCCGCTTCACCTCGGACTCGACGATGTCGGCGATGGACGGATGGTCGCTGGCGATCGCCGAGACCGGCCACTCGCCGTCGACCGTGATCAGGTAGACGTACTCCGGCAGGTCAGCCATGTTCCACCTCGGTGCGCTCTTCGGTTTCCTGTCGGCGGCCTCCCTCGGTGCCGTGGTCCCGGATCGCTTCCTCCAGCACCGAGATAGCCACATCCACAGGGTCGGAGTTGTCGCCCGCGTCGACGTGGAAGTACTGGTAGACCAGCTTGGCCAACTGGTAGGTGCGCCAGTTGTCGAACTCGTCCTCGGCGCGTCGGCGGCCTTCTTCTACACCAGCAGCCCACGCCTCGCCGTGCAGTCGGGCGACCTCGGAGAGCACCTTGTCTCGCATGTCGATCAGCGCCTCCTCGGCGACCACAACGCGGCCCCCGTCGCCGCGCCGTTCGCAGATGTCCCGGTACCGCTTCAACGCCAAGTCCAAGAACGCATCGACGGGAGGTGGCACCGGGACGGGCTCGTCGGCGAGCTGCGGCGTTGGTGGCGCGGCGAGCAGAGCCTCTGCCGCCTCGGCGAGGTCTCCCGGGTCGTAGCCTTCCTGACCGGCCGACCGCCACGCGGCGAGTTGGTACCGGAGCGTCTCCAGCGCGCTGGAAGGGTCGAGCACCAAACGGGCCGCCGGGGAGTCGAGGGGAGTGCTCCCCGCGACCGGCAGCGAGACGGCGGCGATCGGGTCGTCTGCCCAGAGGGCGTCGTCCTCTTCGCCGTTGAGTAGCGCCACGACCGCGATCGCGTCCACAGCCTCGGTGAACACCGCGACGCGCGGGTCCTCGTCGCTGGGCCCGTCGCCGAGCTGCCGGTACACGATGTCGGAATGGGACCGTCCGAGCCGGTACCTCATCACGGTGTCTCTCCTATCCCCAGTGCCTCAGCGATGGCAGTGATGGTCGGGCATGGCCACGAGGAGAGGCTTTCGGTCGCAGGCCATATGAATCCCGTGCACCAGCCGCACCTGATGTGCTCATGCCGCAGCGAACACGGGCCGCACGGGATGGGCGCGTGCAGCTCCACCACAGCCCTCACCGCCTTCCACGCGGTCAGGAGTCTGTGCGGGTCGTCGCGGTCTATCCGGGCACGCAGCCGCTCGTACAAGGTGCTCACGAGGCGGCTCGCGGGTCTTCGCACTCCACGCGCGGCGCCGCGATGACGTGGATGTTGAACAACCGCCCGTTCTCGTCCTCGACCAGGACCCAGTCAGGGCCCCGGTCCTCGATCGAGTGGCCGCGACGCGATAACCCCTCGACGACCTCTTGCAACATGTCGACGTAGCCGCTCATGTGGTAGCTCCAGAGGAGCTACCCGAGGACCCGGCGGCGGTGTCGAACGGGAGCGGGGTGGGCCAGACGTCGGCGAGCGGTTCCGGGCCGACGTACCGGACGCACGGGCACGGCACGTATTCATGCCCGACCCATTCGCCGTACTTGTTGTACTTGCTCCGCTGCTGCTGGGCTGTGCAAGCCCGTTGCGTGGAGTCGTGGGCGTGGAGGCCGTGGCCACATCCGCACGTCGGCCCTTTCGGTGCGCTCGTGCGGACACGGGGACGGCGGATGCGGCCCAGGACGTACCCGGCGGCGAGCAGGCCTCCACCGGCGAGCATGGACAACGCGTCGATCATCGGGCGGTCTCGCTCTCCTGGATACCCGACTGGCGGGCGGCACGGATTCGGTGCTGCTGGAGCCGCGCCATGATCGGGCCGAGCACCTCGCGACACTGGGCGGCGCCGCGCTCGATCTGGATGTCTCGGATCATGTCGGGCTCGTACCGTGACGGGAGCGCGAGCGGCGGCGCGGCGTGGCGTCCGACCTCGCGGCGGCGCCGGTCCTCGCGGGCGACCTTCGCGTGACGGAGCAGGTCGGCGGGCATGATGCGCGCCGACGTCTCCGTGTAGTGCCTGGTGACGGCGATGAGCGCATCGACGAGATCGACGCGGGCCACGATTTCGTACCACGCGGCAACGTCGGCCTCGCCGATGGTGCGCTGGTCGAAGGCGGACGCCTTGGCCAGCACGCGGGCGACTTCTGCGGGGGTCACGCGGGTAGCTCCATTCGTTCGAGGCGCTCGGCGAGCGCGAGGCCTTCGGCGACGCGGGCGTCGGTGGTGGATGGCTTGTGGCCGCTGGTGCGGTCCTTGCGGGCGGCGATGTCGTCCTGGGCGCGGCGCATCCAGTTCCGCCAGGTCGCGAACCAGTCCGCCTTGCGGCCCTTGGCGCCGGGCTGGCCGCGCCAGTAGTCGCAGAACCGGTCGTGCTCCGGGAGGCGGACGTCGGGACATTCGGTGCGGACCCAGTCGCGCATCGCCTCGGTGATGTCGTACGGCTCCGGGAGCCGACTTCCGCGTGGCTCGGAAGATCTCTTCGAAGAAGAGATCTTCTTCTCTGACGGATCAAGGACGGTTCCGGGTGCAAGATCTGCGTCATCCCGCCGCACATCCTGCGGGGTGCTGGATGTGCGGGGTGCTAGATGTGCGGGGTGCGAAACCACCCATTCTTGTGACAGGTCGGACTTTGCGTGACGCAGGATCTGCGGGGGAGGTGCAAATTCTGCGGGGTGCTGGATTTGCGGGGTGCTGGCCATGACGACCCGGTACCGGTTGCATCCCCGCGGTCCGCCGTTGGAGCTCACGAACAACTCGCCGAGCGTCATCAACCCCTTGAGTGCGTACTGCACGGCACGCTCGGACAGCCGCGTCTTGCGCATCAGCTCGGTGATCGACGGATATGCGTTCGACCCGTCGTCGCTGGCGCAGTCCGCGATGGCCAGCAGGACGTGGTGCTGCGACCCGCGCGCCCGCGAGTGGTCCCAGACCCACGTCATGACCTTTATCGACACTCGTCGCCCTCTCCGATGATCCTGTCGCTGATGTCGTCCTGCGGCGTCTCTGGCAGCTCGTGCACCGCGTTCGACCGGGGCAGCCCGCACGTCCCGCACGCCGCGTACGCGCCCGTCCAGTCCGTGCCCAACTCGCCGGACGGGTAGAACGGGTGCACCGGCCTATCCACCGCGCTCACCCCGGATCCGTTTCCGGTCCGCGCCTGTGGTCGCGCCGAAAATGCCGACCAAGTCCGTCACCGGGATAGCCCACTCCCGGCACTGGACCTCCAACGGGCACCTGCGGCAGATCTCTTTCGCCTCCCGTGCCGCCCACGGATAGCCCTGCTTCGGGAAGAACAGGTCTACGTCCTCGCCCTTGCAGGCACAGCGGGGATCGTCAGCATGTGGTGGTAGACCCACCGTCGACAGGCTCGTCACTGCGGCTCCCTGGTGTGCATCTCCAACCGCACCGCCGTCATCGGCCGCCCGTGACACGACTGACCTACCCGCCACGTCCGGTCCTGGCAGGTCTCGCACCACCACGAGTCCCACGCGAGGATCAGCGACGTCGGGGTGAGGTCTGAAAGCTCATCGACGAGCAGCAGGGCGGGGGGCTCGACCTCCTCCTCCTCGATGCGCTCTTGGTCGAAGCCCTCGCAGGAGTCGTGCCGGAAACACACCAGGACGACCGCTCCACGGCCCAACTCGGGGCGGTGCCGGCGGTACGGGCACCCGCAGGTGCACAGGGCCTCAGCGTCCATCTGGTGCCTCCGGGAGGTGGACGTCCTCGACCGGCCTATATCCACCATCGTCAGTGAGCAGGACCCACCGTCGGGTCCAAATACGCACCGGAGTAGCGGCCGGGCTCTTCGACTGCGCGACCAACCACCCCGCGTTGTAGGCCGTCGTGCGGTACTTCTCGACAAACTCGTGGTGGGCGCGGCACAGCAACAGCAGGTTCTCGATGCCGTTCGTGTCCCGGCGTTTGGAGCCGCCCATCTGGCGGGGCCGGCGGTGATGCACGTGCCAGTCGTCGCCGCGGTCGCCGTGCAGCTCCTCGTTGCCGATCTCGCACCGGCCCTGCCCGCGGGCGACGAGCGCCTCCACGGTGAGGGCGTCCGGGCCCGTCGCGCGGCGGACCGGTGAGCGATGGTTCCGGATCGTCATGCCGCACCTGCCATGATCAGTCGGCCGACCAGTTCCGAGACCTGCGGCACGACGGCGTTCCCGAGCGCCTTCACTCGGGCCGGCTCCAGTTCGTCGGGAATCCCATCAGCCACTCGACCGCTTCGGCGGGTGGCCTCCATGAGTCCGTCGACCGGATGTAGCCACTGACCCGCTCCTCCGTTGAGGGCTTCCAGCGCCCCCCCCGGCCGATTCCCCAGCCGCGGCGTCCCATTGCCGCCAGCGGTGTAGGCCACCACGAACAGCCGCTCACGCACGTGTGGTGCACCCACGGCGCACGCGGATAGCACCGACCACTCCGCATCGAACCCGAGCGTGGCCAGCTCACCGAGGATCCAGCCGAAAGCGTCCCCGCCGAAAAGGTCAAGGAGAGCTGGCGGGTTCTCCACGACGACGACCTCCGGTTCCACTCCGCGAACCACGTCGAAGAGCCAGGGCCATCCCCAGCGCGGATCCCCGTCGCCGAGACGACGGCCCGCACGGCTGGCGGGCTGGCATGGTGGGCCGCCGGCGACAAGGCGAACAGTTGGCCTTGAATCGCCTCGCCACCAGGCAACGGCGCTTCGGACGTCGTCATGTCGCAGCACCTCCGGCCAGTGTTTCGCCAGCACGCGCCGGCAGAACGGATCGATCTCCACCTGGCCGACGACGGTCATGCCGGCGCGCTCCAGCCCGAGCTCCAGTCCGCCGATCCCGGAAAACAGCGACAGCACGTTCACCGCGGTCTCCTGTACTGCTCGGTAGGGGCGTCCGGAGGACGGGACCTCGCCAGCTGCTCCGGGGTCACCTGTGCGGTCGGCTCCTCGGCGAGCCGGCGTGCCTGCTCGACTCCCTGCCTCAGGTAGCGGTCCAGGCCGGCGTGCCGCACCGCCTGGGCGAGCGCGTACCGCAGGCGGGCGGCCTCGACCGCGTGTGCGGACCTCTCCTCGGCGAGCTTTTTCAGAGCCTCGGCCAGGGCGTCGCGGAGTCCCTCGATCTGCGCGTCCCGGACGTCGAACTGCGCACCGAGGAACGTGACCTCGTCGACGGAGCGGTGGACCCCCGGCGTGCGGCGGCGGGACAGCCATACCCGGATCACGGCTGCCGCCTTCCGTAGCCGCGCGGGGTCATCGTGAGAGTCAGTGCCGTCGACTTCATAACAGCGGCGATGTACGGTCCGTTGACCTCGGGCATCTCGTCGATGAGCGCGTCGTATGCCGGCCCGTCGTGGGCCGCTCGGGCAGCGACGAGACGGCCGCCCCAGACGGCCTCGGATGGCGCCTCATGCGCGCCCTCGGTGACCGAGTCGACCTGGAGCATCTGCATGTTCACCCGACCGGTCCAGGGCCCGTCGTAGACGTGATCGGCGAAGATGTCGCACCATCGGAGCAGCGCCAGGTATAGCCCCTCGGCACCGCACTCGTTGGAGATGCGGACGATCAGGTCCCGTGCGGCATCGTGGCGTTCATCGGCCTCGGCGCGCACGGCCGCGTCGGCGAGCCGGACCGCCTTGCGGTAGTCCTCCTTCACGGCCTCTCCTTCGGTGCGTTCTTGGTCCTGGGGAAGAGCGCGGCGAGGAGCGCATCAGCGCGTGGCGTGCCCGGCGTGACGAACGCGGCCTCGGCGCCGTCCGCCCGGGCGAGGCGCCGCAGCTCGGCGACCTCGTCCAGCGCGAGGATGGTCCGGGCGACCGCCTCGGCGTCGTCGGTCAGCTCGGGTGCCTCGGCCAGCCCCTGCTCGGCGACGGCGAGGATGTCTCCGTCGTGGTCGAACTCGGGTGCCTGCCCGATCGGTGGTTTCGGCTTCCGCGCCGGGTCGCCGGCGACGAGCAGGTATGTGGCGATGGTCGTGATGGCGATGGCGTACATGGCGAAAATGCCGATCAGCCAGGGCTGGAAGTTCACCACGGCTTCGGCCGTTCCCGCGCGACGAGCAGCCACACCGCACCGCGTTCGTCGAAGTCGGGATACCCGACCCAGTACGAACCCTCATGGTTGGCGGTGATCTCGGCGACTGCCGCGTACAGCATCAGGGCCCGGTTCGTCACGTCGGTACGGGTGTCGTTGTGCAGCGCGGCCGCCTTGTCGAGCGCGGACCGGGCCGCCGGCGTGAGGTTCACCGTGAACTTCGTCAGGTCATTCCTCAGTTCGTCGGCCATGTCCTGTCCTTCCCGGCTGCACGTTCGACGAGGTAGGCGGTGCCGTACACGAGGGCCCGGTTCAGGAAGTAGCCGTCATCGCTGGCGGCCTTCAACAGCCGGGCGTCCGTCGACGCCCGGATGTCGCTCGTCACCCGGGTGCGGCCCATCTTCTTGCCCTGCTCCCGGTGCTGGGCCTGGACTCGGACGTATGTGGCTTCGGCCTCCTCGGCAAGTCGGAGGCTTTCCCGGTGCTCGTCGAGGAGATGCTGGAGTGTCGCCGGCACGGTGGCGCCCCGGTCGCGGAACCGGCCGCCGAGGTCGCGGAGGTCGTCGCTCACGGTCCCTCCAGGATCGGAAGGCGGACGTTCTGGACCGGCCGCCAGTCCGGGTCGGGCTCGGCGCCGAGGATCAGCCGGGCTGCGACGAGGAGCGGGTGCTCGGGGCCATGCTGCGAGGCTTCGAGCATCAGCTTCTGGAACGCCTCGTCGGTGCCGTTGCCGAAGTCGCTGGCGGCCTGGTCCATTGCGTCGGCCAGGGCCAGCCCGACGCCGGGGTGCACAGTGGCGATCCAGGCCATGTCCCCGTCCGGCGAGTAGTCGCCACGCGGGTAGCAGTCGCCTGCTGGTGCCGCGATCCCGCCGCCCTCAACGCCGTCGCCGAGGGTGTAGACCTCGCCGCATCCCATGTGCTCGTAGCCGGGTCCGTGACCGGTGTGCTTCCACGGACCCGGCGTCGCATCCTCAGCGCGCTGGCGTAGGAGTACAGCAGCGGAGCGCAGCTCCTCGACCGGTGTCATGCCGCTTCCTTCCGTCGAATGTGGACCGTGTCCGGTCGTGCCGCCCTGCCGTCGCGTAGCGCCTCGTCGAGCCGCGTCGGGAACTCGATCGGGGGCAGCAGTGCACGCTCGTCGACGGGCTCGTCTGGCTGCTCGGTGATGGGTAGGACGCTCACGACGGCCCGCCCTTCGCGCGCTCCTCGATGAGCAGCAGCGAGGCGAACGCGGCGATCGAGCAGACCTGGATGCGGTCCATCTCCGGCTCGTCGATCAGCCCCTTGAGGACGCCGAGATAGGCGTTGTGGCGCGTCATGCCGACGGTCGCGGCGCGAACCGACTCAAGGCCAGCCTCGAACTCACGCTGCCCCTCGTCGATCAGGGCGCCCATCTCCTCGCTCATCGCGCGGCACCTGCTTTCGCCTCTGCGACGATCGCGGCCAGCTCGGCGGCGGCCATCTCCACGGACGGGTCGTCGACGTCCTCGTGGGCGTGCCGGCGGGCCTCGAGCAGGAACGGGAGCCGTTCCTCGCCGCGCAGCCAGTCGTCGATCGTGCCGTCCGTCGCCGAGGCGTGGAACCCGGCGACGGCCGCGTCGTGCCGGCGGCGACTCTCCCGGTACTCGTCCTCCCACAGGGCTTCGTCGTGCAGGTCGGCCATCTTGCGCTCCGCCTCGGTGGGTTCGGCCAACTCCGGTGAGGGCTCGTCGTGCAGCAGCCCGTCGAGCCCGGTCTCCTCGTCGACTTCGACGTGCTCGACGGGCGCCGGCTCCTCGAACTCCGGGATCGGTACCTGCATCGGCATCGGGTCGGGGTCGCGGGGCAGGTCGGCGCGCGGCCGGCGGGGAGGCCGGACATGGTTGTTGAACGCCGGGTACTCCTCGGTGTGCTCCTGGATGGCGGGGAGGCGGATCACCTCCGTTGGTGCGTCGGCGAGGCGGGACAGGGCCGCGTACCGCGGTGAGCCGGTCGCATCCCAGTCCGTGTCCCGGGTGGTGGGTAGCGGATCGTCGACACGGTGGGTGCCGCCGGTCTCGATGGGTCGTGAAGCCCACCGGTCCAGGAGCCATCCGACAGCGACGACGAGCAGGATGGCGCCGAGACCGCAGGCGCCGATCGCCATCCAGAACATCCAGTTCACGATGTGGTCCTCTCCAGGTAGCGGTAGCGGAGGTGTTCCATGTCGTCGTAGTCGCCGATGAAGTCCGAGGCCGGGTCCGGGGTTTCGACGTCGACGAACTCGTGGTCGTGCTCGACGAGCCCGTCGGTGATGACCACGACGTCCCGATCTAGCCGGATCCACTCCCGGTCCACGCGGACGGTCGCGTCGGGGAACAGTGAACAGAGGTAGGCGACCAGCGGGCACGACTGGCACATGCCCCGGTCGCCGTGGATGCCGCGCTGCCGCAGTGCCTCGGCGACCTCCTCGGAGGTGTTACCGAGGACGTCGAGCGCTGCCGTGACGCCCTCTTCGGTGAAGTCGTAGGGATCAGCCATCGTCGTCACTGCCGTTGGCCGCCAACACGACCATCACGAAGACGAACATGGCCGCCCCGCAGAGGAGGATCCCGACGGTGCTACCCACGGCGGTCCACCTCGTCCGGCGCTTCGGGGCTACCGGCGATGGCGAATCCGGTGAAGAGCGCAGCGAGGAGGAGCAGCGCGGCCAGCGCGATCCCGTTCACCGGATCGCCTCGCGCCACGGATCGCCGATCGACGGCGCAGCGATGGCGATGGCCTGCACAGCCGTCGCAGCGGTGAGCGCGAGCGTGGCGTGGACCTGCGCCGCAGCCACGATCTCCTCGACGGTCAGCCAGTTCGGCACCGCCCGTTCGCGCGCCGGGATGCGGGCCTGCGCCAGCAGCTGCTCGGCTTCGCGGTAGTGCTCCGCGCCCATGCTCATGCGACCCTCGCGTACTCGCACGACGTGCAGGAGCAGCACACGTAGCAGCAGTCGCAGTAGGGGTCTTCGGGGTCATTGCAGTAGCCCTTGCTACAGGCGCACTCGCCGTCGCAATCGTCCTCCTCGACGCGGGCTGCTCCGGCGGCCTCGTAGGCGGCGACGTCGTAGCCGACCACGGCCGGGTCCTCGCGGTACTGCGGGTCGTCGTTCACCGTCGTCCCCTCTCGATAGCCGCCCGGCCGAACTCGTTGTCGGCGGGCTGGAAGTAGTTGCGTTGCGGGGACCAGTCGTTGCGGTAGCCGTCACGGGGGACCGGTTCGATCCACTTGTGGTGGAGCAGCTCCCCGACGCGGCGGGTGACCTTGTAGCCGGTCACCTTGTCCCAGACCTCGCCGGCCTCGCCGTAGATCCGACCGGGCACCTGAACGGCGGCGACGAGCTTGAGGCGCACCGGGGTCGGGTACAGGCCGTTGATCTCGCCCTCCATCACGCACCTGCCAGGACAGCAGCAAGCTCAGCCGGGTCGACGGGCTCCGGGTCGGCGGCGTAGGTGGCGTTGAGGAACTCCTCGACGTCGGCGAGCTCCATCACGAGGTGCAGCGGCAGCCCGAGCGCCAGGTCCATGACGACGAGGTCGTCGATGACGTGCGCCCCGAAGACCGTGTCGTCGACCTGGCGGACCGGGAAGATGAGGGACTCGGCGAGGAGCGTCCGGCTGACCGTCCACACCAGATGCTTGGCGACGGTGATGCAGACGTCGTGCCCGCAGTAGACGAGGGACATCGGTACGCCGGCTTGGGAGCCGACCTGGCATTCGAAGTGGTGCACGACCGGGGCGTTCACTCGGACACCGCCCCGGCGATCGCGCGAACCGACGTCAGGTCCTCGGCGACGGGTTCGGGCTCGGGCTCGATGGGCGGATAGGCGCACAGCGAGACGGCCCAGCCGTTCCAGTCGCCGTGCCCGGTCAGGATCCAGTGGCTTCCGTCCGTCGCGAGTTGGCGCGGCACGGTGCGGCGGCAGCCGAGCAGGCCGGCCCAGGCGTCGAAGTCTTCGCTGGATTCGGCCTGGACGGCGACGATCGCCGTGTCGTCGGACTCCTCGCCCTGGAACCGGATGGCCAGCGGCGGCGGCGCCCCGTCAGCAATGAGGACGGCGAGCTTGCACCACGCCTGCGTGCGGGAAATCTGGGTCACGGTACGATTCCTTCCGTCTGCCGGTCCCGCTCCTGCCAAGGAATCCGTGGGGCCGGCTTTGCTGTGTCTGGGTAAGTCCGGGTCGACCGGCGGGCTCGGCTGCTGCTAACTCGAGACGCCAGTCGTCAAGTGGGCTGTGCCGCCCCACCGGTCGACCCGGGGCTCTACGGGGTGTGCCAGTGCGAGATCAGCTCGACGTACGCGGTCACCCGCTCGGCGGCCTCGTGGAGCTGCTTCACCTCTTCGGTGAGTAGTAGCGGTGCGAGGACGTCGACGTCGGTGCGGTCGAGGGCGTGGAGGAACTCGGCGAAGAGGCGTTGGAGCGCGCCGGGGTCGCTGGAGGACGACGACGCGAGGGAGGTCCCGCCGTCGTCCTCCAGCCCCCCAACCGGCTCGACCACAGCGACTGCAACTGCGGGAGCCACACCACCAGCGGCCGTCCCTGAACGCTGGTGGTGGTCTTGCCCCGGCTGCTGCGACTGCTCGGGGTTGGGGTTTCCTTCGCCGTCCGGGAGGGACGTCGTGGCAGCAGCCGGGGAGTTCGTGGTGTGCGCTTCGGCGGCGTCGCCTCCGCCGCACATCGTGCAGAGCAGGCCTTCGCCCTCGAACGGGTGCGGAGTGCAGGAGCGGCATCCGCCGTCCAGCTCGATCGCGGAAGCGTGGAGGCCGTCCGGGTCGCAGGTGCCGCACCGGAGGTAGCCGGCCTTGGCCTCCTCGGCCTCGATCCCGCCGCCGCACTTCTCGCAGCCGGCGACGACCTCAGGCCCGGCGGCCTCCTCCTCGTCGAGTTCTTCGGGGTTCGCGATATGCCGGTTGAGCAGCACCAGCGCTTCGGCAATCGTGTCGAACCCGTCGAACATCACGCCGCAGGTGCAGGAGACACCGCAGTCACCGGGGACACCTCCCCAGCCGTTCTCCTGCTCGTGGAGGGTTTCCCCGACCGGCACCGGGGCTGCGGTGCCGGCCGGGTCGCTCAGCCGTCGCCCATCGCTACCCCCTTCGTCGGAAGTGCCGGACGACTCCGCCGCCTGCTCGGAGCCGTCCGGCTCACCGGCTGCGCGGCCGGTGTTCGCCGCGGCGACGGATGCCGCGGACGTCTGGATTGCGACCCGAGTGCACTCCTCGCACTCGCCGTGTCCCTCGTCGAAGCCGATCCCGACGGCGCGGTGCCGCTGGCCCGGGTCGCAGGCCTTGCAGCGGAGGGTGCCGGCGTTCTGGTCGTGCATCGGGATCGCCGTGCCGCAGCCGGCGGCGCAGTGCTCGCGGTCGGGGGCGGTCGAACACGGCACCGAGGCGGGCGCGGTGGCGGACATGGGTACGCCCTGGGCGATGCTGGCCGCGGTGTCCGTGAGCGCCTGCGTCATCGCGGCCGTGACGTCGTCAGTTTGCTTGACCTGCGGTTCGACAGTCGGGGGTGCGTAATTTTGCGCACCCTTGGATCGCTTGACGTCGTTGCGTACGGTGCCCTCGCTGACGCCGAGGGCCTTGGCGGCGCCGCGCTTGGACATGCCGCCGGCAACGAGGATGCCGACGACCTGCCCCCGGCGCTCCGCGGACAGCTTCAGCTGGTCGGGCCCGAACTCGTTGACGCAGTACTCGTCGAAGTCCCTGTAGCCGAGGACCGTCCAGTCCTGCCGCTCCTGCACCTCGACGAGCGTGTCGAGGACGTCGGAGATGCTGGAGACGCCGTCGCGGATCCGCTGCGCCCGGCGGACAGCCCCCACCCGGTCGAGCCGGTTGTTGGCGGCCATCAGGAGTCCACCTCGTCGGCTAGCCGGTCGTGAGCGTCCTGCCAGGTGGCGGAGAGGTCACCCTCGGCCGCCTCGATCAGCCGGTCGAGATATTCGCGCCGCTTCCGGCCATGCTCGACAAACCGGGCGGTCAGCGACTCCTGCTGGTCGGCGTACTCCTGCAACTCCTTGAGCGTCGTGGTGATCGGCTCGAAGTCTCGGAGCGGGAAGAGTGAGCCCTGCTCGCCGACGAGTTCGGCGAGCGCGCGGGCGTGGTCGTGGTCGCGCTCGGCCGGGGTGCGGTGGTCGACGAGCGGCTCACCTTCCGGCGCCACGAACGGCGGGAAATCCGCCTGGATCAATGCCGTCCAGGTCCCGAATTCCGCAAGCGCCTGCGCAATTTCCGCCTCAGTTCCGTACGCCCGAGCGACCCTCAGTCGGTACTGGATCTCACGGGCAGACAGCTTGCAGCCACTCGCCGTGGCGGCCTTCACGAGCAGGTCGGTCAGGCCCGGCTTCAGCTGGGAACTGCCCGGCGAGAACGCCTCGGCGTCGCGCAGGAGCCGCAGGCCCCAGAGCCAACGCTCGCGGATACCGCCACGGTCGGCCGCGACGATCGCCTTTTCCTGGCGGACGTACTGGGTCGTCTTCATGCCGCCGGCTCCAGAAGCTCGTCGGCTTCCATCCCGAGCGCTGTCGCCAACCTCTCGAGATCGCCGAGGTGAAGCTCCGTCTTGCCGCGGAGTCGTCTCGACACCCACATGTCGCTCACGCCGGCCAGCGCGGCGAGTTGGGTGGTGTTGAGCTGGCGTTTCGCCATCTCGATCCGGAGGCGGAGCCGGACCCTCTCGCCGAGCGCGTCACTCATGATGGATATCCTCTAACTGTGAGAGTTACGTGTCAACCCCGGAGTGGGAGATCTTGTCCGTGAGGTTGACCGGCCAACGCTTTTTGATAGACGATGTCGGACATGGAGAGTCCAACTCGCAAGGCGAGCGGCCTCAATGAGGCTGTCGCGGGAGAGATCCGCGCGGAACTGGCGCGGCGAAGATGGTCACAGGCGGAGCTGGCGGCGAAGCTCGGCGAGGATCAGATGTGGCTGAGCCGCAGGCTGCGTGCGTCGAAACCGTTGACCCTCACGGAATTCGACGCTATCGCGCAGGCTCTGGAGATCACACCGGCCGAACTGCTGGGCCGGGCGCTACGAGTGGCGTCGGTACCTACGGTATCGAATATTGAACGGCACGATCGTCCACCCACGAAGACGGTCGACCATGGGCCGAAGGGACGGCCGGGTGCCGTGGCGGGACATCGCCGGACGCGGATGAAACGCGCCTTCACACCCGAGGAGCTGTCGCTCCTGACGGCGGCAGGCTGACGACATGAATAAATTGATTCAGCTGCACCTCGTGGCGCTACGCCAACAGAGCATGTCCGAACGCAGCCGCGAGGACGCCGCCGCCGTCCTCGAACGTATGCACGCGGCGCTGAAGCTCGGCATCGCCAAGACCAGCAGAACCGAGTTGGAGAGTTTCCTCGCCGGCCCCGCAGACTCGAAACGGGCCTGGTCCGACGGGACCCGCGCAACGTACTTCGGTCACGCGGCCCGCTTCTACGCCTGGGCGACCGACCCCGACGTCGACCTGATCAGCCACAACCCGATGGAGAACATGCCCCGGCCGCAGACACGCAGGGGGAAACCCCGTCCGCTGTCACCCCGCGAGCTGGACATCGTGCTCACCCGGTCGGCGCAGCCGTTCCGGCTGTGCGCGTTGATCGCGTTCGAGACCGGCTTGAGGTGCTGCGAGATCGCCGGGCTGCGGAAGTGCGACGTCGGGGAGGACGACGTCTACATCCGCAAGGCGAAGGGCGGCGGCAGCGAGACAGTCCCCGGGCGGCCGGCGGCGCTGATCGACGCCATCAGCGACCTGCCGGACGGGCTGCTCGTCGAGGCGGTCGGCGGGATCGCGGACGCCCGGTGGATCTCGATCCGGTCCGCGGTCTACTTCCGGCGCACGCTCGGCCTGCCCGGGGTGAGCCTGCACCGGATGCGGCACACCTACGCGAAACGGCTCCGGGACGCCGGGCACGACCTGTTCGTCCTGCAACGGCAGCTCCGCCACAAGAGCGTCCAATCGACGCAGATCTACGCGGGGGCTACGGATGAGGAGTGTCGCCAGGCCGTACGGGGCCTGACGACACCCTCATACCTGTCTCAGATCGCCAGCTAGCAGATCGAGCACTGCCAGAAAGTATCGGCGCCCACCCGCGTGATCGCGAGTGGGCGCCGCACATTGAGTTACCTATCTGACAGCTGGCTTTTACCTACCCTTGGGTGGCAGCGTGGACCGGCGCAGGTGGTCGACGACGTCCGCGGTGGTGGCGCCGATCGCCCGCGCGATCGTGGCCGGGGTCCAGCCAAGCCTGCGGGCCAGGCTGGTGATGACCGACCTGACGGTGAGCCGGCCCTGGTCGGCGAGGACGTATTCGACCCGGCCGCCGGCGGCCTCGATCTCCTGGGAGATCTCGAGCTTCGGATCGCGGTAGGCGGCGACGACGACGTCGGCCCGGCCGCTGCGGACCGCGTCCGCCACTGCGTTGGTGTCGGTGCCGTGCCGGACCACGCCGGCGAGGTCGAGGTCCGGTATGGCGTCGATGTACTCGTAGCAGGCGTCCATCTGCCTGTCGTCGTCCACCACACCACTGTCGTTGATCATGATCAGGGCCCGTACGCCCATGATCGCTCCCTCCACTCGTGATGAGCTTCGCGGGAGGCCAGGGTCCGGGGTCTGGCGCGAAATTAATGATCGCAACGTAATCAGCGGTTAACTGTCTGACCTATCCCCCGTTCGGGTGATTACGGACTGTCCGTCTGGTCCAGCGGAGGGTGATCGGATACGAAGACTCCGTCACCGGGCTGACCACGGGTCCAGCCCTCCATCCGCAAAACGCGCATCGCCCACGTGATCGTCCCCTGACTCCAGCCGGCGGTCTTGAGCTGCGAGGTGGACGGCAGGCGGTCGCCGGGCGCGAGGACACCGGACCGGATCTGGTCCCGGATCTCCTCGGCCAACACTTCGTACTTGGGCATGGTCATGGCACTACTCCCTGGGTCGCGACCCAAGGTCACCACGAGCTGCTTGACCATGTCAATCAGGCTACACCTACTCGACATACTCGACATGCCCGAGTAGCTTCGGTTACGCACCGCCCCCTGGGTCGCACTAGGTGGTGGTCAGAGCCGGGCGGGAACTGCTGGCGTGGCCATGGTTCCCCAGCTCCCGCCCGGCGCTCCCGGACCGAGCGCGGTCCGGTCTGCGGCCCCCGTAGTGCCCGGTAGCCGCGGGTTGGAAGCCGGACCGCGCTCACCCACAGATGGAGGGCGACATGGAGGAGCACCGACCGGTCAAGCACTGGTGGAGCAGACACCTGCGCTGCTCCTGCGGACTGTGGCTGGACCGCTGCACGTCGTACTGGGCCCGGTTGGCGAGGCCCTGGTGAGCACCCGGGTAGAGACGGACGCCGAGTTGGGCAGCCTCGCCGCGCACGCGCTCGCCGCCCGGATCGACCTCGTCGACGGCCAGCAGGGTGTCGTCCTCGACGACGGCGACGCCGAGCTCGAGCTCTCGGAGGTCTTCGGGCATCGGGAGGACATCGTCCGCGGGTACAAGCGGGCCGCCGGGGTGCTGCTGGCCCGGGCGGCGATGCTCGAGGCCGAGGGTGTCGACCGCAACCGGGGCGAGACGTGACCCGGGTCGACGCGCTGGAGCGGATCTCGGCGGAGGTGGCGATCCTGTCGGCGGCCCTGGACTCGGTCAGCGCCGTGGTCGGTAGGACAGATCTGGACCGGGACGAGATGGCGGCCGTCGTGCGGCGGCTGGTTGCGACCGCCCGCAGGCGTGTCGCCGGGGGCGGGCGGTGACCCGGGTCGCGGCCCGACTCGGCGGGACTCTCGGTGTCGCCGCAGTTCTGGTGTGGGCGACCGCTGCGGCGGGAGTAGACGGGCCCGCTGTCGATCCGGGGGTGCGGGCGTGCGGGTATATCGCGGCAGGTCAGATGTCGTCGGATCCGGGGGCGGTCGGAGCGTTGGCAGCCCGGTCGGCGGATCCGGCGATCGCGGTGTCCGGCGTCAGGCTGCGGGACGCGGCGTCTGTCGGTGAGGTTGCGGCGGCGTCGGCGCAGCTGGCGCGGGTGTGTGGGGCGTGGTCGGCGCGCTGACGTCACCGGGCGTGGCGCCCGTTTCGTTCTTTGATCAAGGTGGAATGTCCGTTGTCAATGCCAACTTCTGGATCAACGCCTGTCGTGTCCGGTTTTGCCGGTGTCATTCTGCTGACACCGCGTCGGCGGGTGTCCGGTTCGGTAGCATCTCGCGTCTGTCCATGTTGGACACTCCACAGTGGATTCGGTGACGCGTCGTGATGCTGTCCGGGAATGTCCAGATTCGTCAAGCGGCCCTGCGCGGCCAACAGGCACGGCCCAGTGCTCAGCAGCAGGTCAGGGGGCCACTTGCAGCGCACGCGCGTGCGCTGCACACTCAGGGGCATGACGCAGACGATGAACACCACCTACGAACTCCTCCAGATCGAAGACGGCGCCGGCGGCGAGCTGGGAAGCATCGCCCTCGACGTCGAGGACGATCTGATCAGCCTCACCGTCGATGACGAGTCCGGCACGGTGCTGCTCGGCCTGAGCATCACCGAGGCCGAGCAGCTGATCGCGAAACTGGCCGTGAAGGTCGCGCAGGCCCGGATGGCGCGGTGAGCGACCCGCTCGTCATTACCTGGAACGGCCGCCGGGTCCTGACCACCGGCCAGGCGGCCGAGGCGCTGAGCATCAAGCCCAACTCGTTCCGGGGTCGGATGACCCGCCACGGCATCCGCCCCGCCGGACACGTCGACCCCCGCACACCCCTGTGGTACCCGGAAGACCTGGGACTGGAGCAGTCATGATCGGCATGGACGCGATCGAGCGCACCGCCCGCGAGACCGGCACCTACGAGTCGACCCTCACCTACCTCGCCGAGCTCGTCGACGCGGACTACCTCACCGACGAGGAGTTCCGGACCCACGTGCGCCGGGAGCTCGGCCGGAACCGCAGCAGGATCGCCGAGCTGCGCGCCGAGCCCGCGGCGGTGACGAGGATGCCCGTGGGCAGCAAGAAGCGCCCCCCGACCTCACCGGAGTGAGATCGGGGGGCGCTCTGCGCGCACTACGGCGCGGGCGGCGGCGCGGGTGGCTGCCACGCTCCTTGCGGGACACCGGGTAGATCTGGGGCGGCATGCCGGGCCATCGCGATCGGGATCAACGGTGTGCCGGCGGCGTCGACGGGCTTCGCGAGCGGTGTGACCGCGGCGCGGGCCTTGGCTCCGGCGATGATCAGACCGAGCGCGGCGGCGGCGTAGGCGAGCCAGTGTCCCCACCCGGTCGGCAGGACGTGGAACTGCTGGTCGGCTTCGAGGAGCGCACCGACAACGACGGCGGCCGTGGTGAGCACGGCGACGGGCTCGGTCCGGAGCTTCATCAGACACGCTCGGGCCAGTGCCAGGTTCCGCCCCGCTGGCCCTCTTCGTCCTGCTGGCAGCGGTTGAAGAACAGCCCGGTCGGGTTGAGCACGACCAGATCGGCGCGATTGGCGGCCGGGGCGCCCTCAACGAAATCCTGCGCGTCGTTGTCGTCTGGCGCTGGCACCGCGGCGATGATCGCGGCGCGGCACTGCGAGGTGTACTCGCCGCCGGGCGTGCCGTAGCTGACGTAGTGGACGATCCGGCCGACGGACGGCTGCGGGCTGGTCAAGGTGTCCTCCGCGGTGGTCGGGCCGGTGCGGTCTGGCCGTTGGACCGGTCCCGGGGCTGATGCCAGGCCAGGTGCTCGTCGAGCTTCGTCTCCAGCGTGGTCATCCGCTCGGTCATGCTCGGGATCCGTTTGGCCTTGTCGCCGAGCAACTGGTCAGCTACCTCGTTCAGCCGTCGCAGTGTCCGCCACACAGGGCGCACCACCCATCGGTAGAGGAGACCGATCAACGTGAGCAGCGCGATCAGGGAGCCGCAGACGACGCCGAGGGCCTGCCATCGGTCGAGACTCATGGAACCCTCAATTTCGGGGGCTGATGCTTCCTGCGGCGGGGTCTCGGTCGCAGGGTGGAGCAGTTCACTGCACGAGGTGCGCGATGAGCAGGATGACCACGGAGGCACCTGCGATGATCAGGCCGCCGATGGCGAAGAACGTCGAACGGGTCGTCGCGCCACCCGACACCGATGCCTGGGCTGCCGCCACTTCCTCGGCGAGTTTCGCGACCAGCTTCTCCAGGGCCTGAAACTGCTCCTGGGTGGCGACACCCATCCGCAGCTCGTTGAGCAGGTCGAATCGTTTCTCGGCGGCGATCTCAGCCTTCGCGACCGCCTCTTTCTGGTTGGTGATGATCGTCGCGTTGAGTTTGTCGGCGGCGTCGAGCGCGGCCCTCATCGCGGTCTGCTGCGCCGCCATGGCCGTCTCGACCGCTTTGGTCTGCGCGTCGTACCGTTGTTGATCCCGGAGATCTTTCTCGGCGAGCAGCGCCCGGATGTAGTCCAGGATCGGAACGCTGCGCCGTAGGTTCATCCGCCCGCAGTGTGGACGGTGGCGCCGTCGAGCCGGGCCTTGACGGCCGCGTCGACGATGGTCCGCAGTTCCTCGACCGTGGGGACGAGCCCGGCCAGAGCAGCGGCGATCTCGGTGATCTGATCCGCGGACAGGGTGATCGGCGGCGGTGAGGAGACCGCCTGCTTCACGGCGCCCAGGTCGACGCCGAGGTCGTGGACCGCGTTGACGAGGGTCGCCGTGCGCAGGTCTCCATCGGCCAGGCACTCGGCCACGGTGCGGTTGCGGTTGAAACCCGGCGTCGCGGTCCCGGCGACCTGGTCGGTGAGTTCCACGTCTGCTCCTGGTGAGGTCGTGCCGGCGACGAGCGCCCGCAGCTGGTCGAGGGTGCCTCGGTAGGCGTTGCGGTCGCAGGTGGTCAGCCCCGCGATCGTCGCCGAGCTCGTGTACTGCAAGAACGTCGGCGCCTGCCCGGAGTACGGGGCCCAGCCCGGCGCCCAGTTGTCTCCCGGGTACGCGGCCGTGGGGCCGTAGTCGGCGTTCCACAGCGGTCCGTCCCAGCCGCCGAGTTGGCTGCCGTACTGGCTGCGGGACGCGTACAGGATCGTCCACCGGCCTGTCCTGGCCCGCAGCTGCTGCGCGGCGGCGATCCCCACCGAGGCGGGTACCGCGTCATACGGCCAGCGCTCCAAGTCCACCTGCCAGAACCAGCCGGGGAAGGTCCGCCACCACGACTCGCCCGCGTCGGCGAGTTTCAGCCAGTAGTCGACCTGGGAGGTCACGGTCGCCGTGGACCGCGGGATCAGATACCCGCCGACGAGCGGGATACCCGCCGCCCGCGCGGCGGCGAGAGCGGTGTCGTCGTGGCCGCCCTCGGTGTCGGCGAGCCCTTCGGCGATCTTCGCGGTGAAGAACTCGATGCCCTCACTCTTGGCCCGGGCCAGGATCGACGGGGACAGCTGGCCGTCGAAATGGCTGCTATCCCAACCGAAGACGGTCATCCGACCTCCCTACGCGATCTGCGTGCCGACCATGTACGAGCCGGCCTTGACGACGGTCCCCGTACCCGACGAGGCGGACGGAGCCCAGCGCAGTTGGAGCGTCCCCGGTGTGGTGCCGACGACGAGCCGGCCGGTGACCCGGGCCGCCCCGGGGGAGGTGTTCCCGCCGAACTGCTGGGTGTCGGAGACGGTCCGCGCCAGGAGCCGGACCGAACCGGCGTTGCTCGCGGTGACCGAGTTGTCGAGGGCGACCGCCATCCAGTCGAACGTCGCGAGGGCCGGTGCCGTCCAGGCGATCAACAGTTGCCCGACAGCGCCTTGCGTGTAGAACAACTGCACCGCGATGTCGTACTCGCAGTTCGCGCTGACGCCGATGAACAGGTCCGGGTCGTTGCTGAACGTCGTCGTGCTGACGAGGGTCGTGTCGGCGGCTTTCGCGGCCCGGATCGGGAGCAGCGCCTGCAGCAGGGGACCGAGCGGCCGCCCGCCGGCGACGAAGCTGGGCAGTGCCATGTCAGCTCCTCACAGGCCGATCACACCGGGCTGCCACAGCGACACCTTCGCGCCGGCGTTGTGGGCGATGGCAGTCCCGTTGACCCCGCGGGTCACGGTGAACAGTTGGGTTTGCGGCAGGGTGATGCCGTCGAACTCGGTGAAGTACGGCGCCGCGTTCGTGACACCGGCGTCGCGTTCCGCCTGGACGGCGATGTCCCCGACCGGCGGGATGGCACCGGTCGCGACCGTCGACGTCGGGGCGCCCGGCCGGGTCGTGCCGCGGATCCACACCCACGCCTGCAGGAGCGTCGGGGTGACCCGCAGCAGCACCGAGTACGGGGTTGTCGTCCCGCCGATGCTCGGGAAGGTGCCGTCCTGCGCGACGAGGCTGCCGCCGGACACCTGCCCGACCGCGCACGACGCGGTACCGCCGACGCCGCAGTACAGCTGGACCCGGACGTAGTTGTTGGCGTCCGCGCGGCACGCGAACAGCGTGAGGGTCACATTCCCGCTGCCGGTCGGGGCGGCGGCGACGTGCATCAGGTCGGCGTACACGTCGAGGGTCGGACCGACCCCGACGGGCAGGACCGACAGCCGCTGCGTCACCGTGGTGGAAAGGTTGATGACGCCGAGCGTCCCGTTGGTGGAGAAGTCGCTGGCCGAACCGCCGGAGGATGCCCACACCTGCCCGCTGTCCGCGGTACCCCAGGTGCTGCTGGTGGTGCGGGTGAACGTGTCGTTGACGAGGCCGCCGATTCCTGTGACGGTGATCCGTTCGCCGTCGACGTTGACGTTGAACGGCCAATCCCCGCTCGCTGTCGTCCACAGGGGACTTCCGGCCAGGGTGCTGACCGGCAGCGTTCCCGACGCCAGGGCTGCCGTCGCCGCGACCGTCCCGGCCAGGGTCGAGTCGTCGGTGTCGATCCGGCCGAGGTTCCCGACCGTGGACTCGACCTCCCACACCTGGTACGGCCGCGCGCTGGTCAGGTTCAGGACCACCGTCCAGGAGCCTTCGCCCGGGTCGATGGTCTCGGTCCAGCCCTCGATGTGCAGGTCCAGGAGTGGCACCCCGAGCTCCGGGGGCGGGTTGAGAATCTGGATCCGGGACCCGACCCAGCACCGTTTCCACGCCTGCAGCAGCTGCGGGGTGGCGGCGAAGTTCAACGTCAGCTGCGGGATGCGGATGTCGTCGACGGTGCCGATGTTGACCCGCCAGCCGGCCTGCTGGACGGTGTCGGTGTCCAGCAGGGTGTTGAGGGTGATGCCCTCGTCGTAGTCCTGGTAGAGGGCGATGTGGGCCGCGTTGAACGCGATCCCCCGCGACCCCCCGGACCGGGTGACGACCTCGTAGTTGCGGGACGTCTGGTCGTCGTCGGCGGTCTTCAGGTCCGACAGGTGTTTCAGGGCGTGGTTGAGGGTCAGGTCGACGGGCCGGTTGTACCGCTCATACCTGGCCATGTAGTAGAGGCCGAAGCCGCGTTCGGACAGGATCCCGCCGTCGACGGTGGCCGCGTCCTGGATCAGGCCGAGGGTGTTGGTGGCGGGCTGCGGGCCGAGCTTCGACACCTTCGTCGCGTCGTCGGCCACCGACACCGGGATGCCGGCGTCGGCGCAGACGCCCGCAATCCGGTTAGCGGCCGTGTTCGCGACCCAGCCGCCGAACGCCCCCGAGAACGGGCCGCCCGACTGGTCGGAGAAGAACGCGATCTCCCCGACGGCGCCGGTGAACGCGTTGCCGGTGCCGAAACCGGCGGTCGCCTGGACCGGCCAGCCGACATTCCGTCCGGTGAGGGTGCCGGTGATCGGCGCGTAGGTGACGTTGCCGAGGATGTCGTAGAACTGGAGCGAGTAGGCGATGTCGGCGCCGGACTGGGAGGCGTTCGCGACCATGTACCAGGGCTTGTTGTAGAACGCGGCCCAGGTGACGTTGGTGAAGCCGATCTGCGTGCCGGTCGAGTCCAACGCGCGCATGATCATGGCGTCGCCGGCGGAGATGACGAGCCGCCACGTGATCCCGCTGGTTGTCGTCCACGAGACGAGGAACGCGTCGACGGACGGGGTGCCGTCGATCTCCAGGACGCAGCGCATCCCCCAGCTGGTGTTGCCGGTGACCAGCGGGATCGGGCCGGTCGCGTAGCCGGTCGCCCCGAACCGGGGCAGCGCCGCACACCCGGGGGCACCCGTGTAGCTCGCGAGGCTCAGGCCCAGCATCGTCATCGGGGCCGCACCGACCTGGCTGGTCAGCGTGATGGATCCGGTCGGGTCCTCCATCGGCCAGTACTGGACCGGCTGGAGATGGTTCCGGGACGTCAGCGCGCGGACGGCCGCCGAGGTGGCGGGGCCGGTGCCCTGCTGCATCTGCTGCAAGATCCCGGCCGCGGTGATGGAGACCGTCGAGTCCCGGGCGGTCGGGTCCCAACTGACCGGGAGGGTGGCGATCCGGCCCTCGAACCGCACCGGCGGCGCCTCGACGAGGATCTGGTCGTAGGAGAACTGGACCGGCAGGGCGTTGGTGTTGCCGGTCGCGACCCCGGACCGCACCCCGATGTGGCCCGGCTGATCCAGCGGCGCCGGGTCCACGACGGACACCGTGTAGCTGGCGGGTTTCGCGGCGCCCTGCCAGATCCGCATCCTGATCGTGGAGCCGTAGCACTCCGCCTCGATGTTCAGTGGTGTCCCGGCGGCGTGGGTCAGGCCGGGGACGGTGACCGGACCCAGCAGGGTCGTCGAGCCCGTCGCGGTCGCGTTCCGGAAGATGATGATCTGCACGGCCGCCGCGGTCGTGACCTGGACCCGGCACAGGTAGTAGTCGAGGTTCCCGAGCCGGCGCAGGGCGATGTTGCCGGGTTCGAGGTTCGCGCCGGTCGGGACCGGGCAGGACACGGTGAGGTTCACCCGGACGTCGGCGAGGTTCGGCCGCAGCGGCAGGTTCGACTGCCGGAACCCGTTCGTCGTCGGCTGGGAATGGATCCCGAACCCGCCCGAGACCGGGAAGTCGGTGCCGAGGACGGAGCCGCCGAGGCCCTGGTTGGCCCACACCTGACCGGTGTCCGCGGCCGGCGCCCACGAGTTCGCGGACGTCCGGGAGAACGTGTCGAGGGCCTGCTGGACGTAGTTCGCCGTGTCCGCCAGCAAACGGATCGGGATGTTCCGGCGGATCTGCCCGTACCAGGGTCCGGCCAAATTCCGGGCGACCCACCGGCCGCCCTTGTTGTCGACCAACAGCTGGAACGTCGACGGCGGCATCTGGGAGAACCCGTCGCGGCGGCCCTGCGTCGTCGTGGTCTTGTTCGCCGCCCGCACCCACGGGGTTGCATCGGTCCAGGTGATGGCGCCCGGACCGAGTGTCGGATCGGCGCCGAGGCCGAGTTCGACAGCGACGGGGGTGTTGAGCGCCATCCATCACCTCCGCCGATCATGGGCTCGGAGATGACCGACCAGCTGAGGTGACCATTGCGTGACGCTGAGACACTGTCGGGCGTGAATACGTCGACACAACCCGAGTACTTACGGAACTACGTCCCCAAGTACGAGCCGACCACCGGCGTGCTCCTGACCGCGTGGCTCGGCGACGTTCTGATCGACGGCGACGTGATCCACACACCGGTCGGTGACATGCCGCGCAACCGGACCCGTTGGCAGGTCGGCGAGACCATCCCCCAGCCGGGTCGGGTCCCGACCTGGGCGATTGCCTGCGCGGTCATCCTCTTCTTTTGCATGGGGCCGTTCTCGCTGCTGTTCCTGCTGGTGAAGGACGCCGGCGGTCAGATGACGGCGGTCCACCTCACCGACGGCCGCGCGCGGTACACGACGACCGCCTTCACCGTCGACCAGAACGGCTATCGGCTCATCCATCAGACCGTTGAATGGGCGGAGCAGGCGCTTCCGGAGCGTCGGGCGATCGGCGGCTAGTTCACGATCGACTTGGCGTGGATCTGGAGGTGGCCGGTGCGGCTCTGCTCGGCGAGCCAGGTGGCGAAGAACCCGTCCAGGCCGCCGGTCGGCCCGCTGTAGATCAGGTACGCCGGGCCGCTCGCCGACGACGGGGAGTTCCGGGAGACCTGGAAGCCGTAGTTGTTGCCGACGATCTGCGCGAGTCCCATAGCTGCTGTCTGGCTGATCCCCCGTAGCGGGATGAACGCTTCACCGCCGGTCTGCGGCTCACCGAACAGCACGGTGCCCGGGTTGCGGGGCGGGACGATCAGGCCCTCGGCAGCCCGCCGGATACCGCCGTGGGCGTAGGCGCCCTTGAGCGGCACCCCGCCGATCGGCTGGCCGTTCGGACCGCTCTCGGTGACCCTGACGTTGACTTTGACGTTGACCGTCTTGTCCTTGATCTGGCTCAGCGAGCCGACCAGGGCGTCAACGGCGGCCTTGTTGAAGCCCAACTGCGCCAGCAGGCCCCGGAGCTGGCTGATCTGCCGGCCGAACGCCGCGTTCGCCGCGTCGGTCGCCTGCTGGGTGCCGCCGCCGGCCTCGATCGCCTTTTCGCGCTGCTGCTCCAGCTTGCCGATCATGTCGGTGACGACGCCGATGTTGGTCCGGCCGGCGTCGGAGTTGATGTCCAGGCTGTGGGCGTGGCCGGAGACGGCCTTCGCCATGTCGGCGAATCCTGCCGCTACCGCAACGTTGGCGTTCTCCAACCCGAGCGCCTGGTTGATGGCCGAAGCCATCTGGTCGTTGAGGTTCTTCAACGCCTGCGCGGCGTTGTTGCCCTTGTCCGCGACGTCACCGAGGCTCTGCGAGACGCCGGGCAGGACGCTGCCGAACGCGGCCGGTTTCCGGTCGTCCCAGATGCCGAACCAGTTCGAGATCGGCTTCAGGATCGGGTCGAACTCCGCGACCTTCGCGACCACGTCGGTGACGCCGTGGCCGAACTGGTCGAGGGCGTCATAGGCCTTGCCGAACCAGCCGATCATCGTCCCGGTGGCCTGGATCGTGGCGCCGACCACGTGGAGGATCTGCGAGAGCGCCTCGGCCTCGCCCTTGGCGCCGGAGCCGATGCTGTTCAACGCCTCCTCGATCGAATGGCCGAGGTCGGCGATGGAGGGTCCGAGCGCCTTCAGAATGGGCGCCCCGTCGTGGATCAGGTTGGCGATGCCGGTGCCGATCTCGGCGACCGCCGAAGCCACCCCGGCGCCGATGCCCTCGGTGTACTGCGACAGTTCCTCGAGGGTCTTCTGGATCGGTAGGCCGTTGAGGGCATCGCCGAGCATCTGGACGTCTTTGAGCGCCGGTTCGATGAACGACGCGGACCCGCGCGACCAGGCGGCCTCAACCTTGTCCAGCTCGTTGTTGAACGCTGTCGAGATCCTCGGGGCCTGCTGGACGGCGCCGGCGATGCCCGCGGCGATACCGGCCGCGCCGACGGCCGCGATGGCCGCACCCGCCGCGGCAGCCACTACCGGGATGGCCGCGAGCGCGATGCCTCCGATCGCGGCCGGGCTGGTCAGACCACCGGAGAACAGGGTCCCGATGGACGGGGCGGTCTTTTCCGCCGACGTACCCAACTGGCCGATGTCGCCGGTGAGGTTGCCGATCTCCTTGCGCATCTTCGACAGCCCGGCCAACTCGGACGAGTCGGACCGGAACTTCTTCATCAGCGCCGGGTCGCCGGTCCGGTCGAACTCGGCGGCCAGGTTCTTCAGGGAGGCTTTCAGCTCGTCGGCACGGCTGACGAACTTTCCCGTCGCGTCGGTGTTCGCCGTGGTCTTCTTACTCAGGTCCTCGACGGAGGTTGAGGTCCTCTTCGCCTCGGCACCCATCACGCCGATCGCTGCGCCGGCCTTGGCCGCATCGGCGGGGATCTTGTTGATGTCCCGGTCGAGGGCGGAGACCTTCCGGTCCAATCCGTCGACGCTGCGCTCTGCCGCTGCGGCTTCGGCCTTGAACTGCGAGGCCTTGAGCTCGAGGGCAACGGATGCCTTGCGGTCGGCCACGACAACCTCCCGGTCAGGTTGTGCGGCGGACCGCGTACCGCTGGCCCCGCTTCGGACGTTTGTCCTCGCGGTCGTTGTCGACCTCGGCCTCGAGGATCCGGCAGGCCTCGCAGGTGACCCGGTGCACGGTCCAGGTCCGTTGCGTAGTCGGGTCGGTGGAGACCTCGAGGGGCCAGCCGCAGCCGTGGCACTCCTCGGCCTCTTCGGCGAGGAGCGCGATCAGGAGGTCGCGGTCCTCGTCCGTCCAGAGTGGATCCGGCTGGGAGTGGGTCAGTCGTCCGGTGTCGTCGTAGTGGTGTCGGACGGCGGGTTCCCGGCCAAGGAGCCGTGAGCGGGGTTGCTGGACGGCTCGGGCTGCTTCGACTTCCCGCCGGAGCTCCGGGACAGCACGGAGGCGGCGGCGGAGAAAGGAATCCCCTGGGAGTCCTCGTTGACGTTCCACGCGGCGTTGCTGAGTTTCGTCCACTGCCCGTTGGAGAGCCGGTCGGCGAGCCGCTGGACCTGCTCGGCGGTCATCGCCGGGTCGAGGGAACTGGCGGCGACGACATCGCAGAGCCACGCGTGGAACTGGTCGGCGTAGGCGTCCTCGTCGGCTTCCTCAGTCCGGACCGGCTGTTTGCCGCGGAGCGCCCGCCAGACGCCGCGCGGCGTGACAGCCCGGAACGAGAACGCGCGCTCGTGGGCGAGCATCTCCTCCCGCAGCTGGACGAGCCGGTCGGCGATGTCCCGGCCCGGACTGTCCCCGGCGAGGTTCGTCGGGTCCGCGGTCATCCCGGCGAGTTGCGCGGACAGCCGCTCGTGCTCGGCGACCAGTTTCCCCTTCAGGCACAGGGTGACGCTGGTTTCCGGTGTTTCGATGTCGTCGATCCAGTCCATGGTGCGTGCCCCTTCGGCGTGCCCCGGGGCGTGGAGGAAGAGGCGGCCCGGGGCACCGAGACCGCCTCTCCCGCTTCGTTAGGCGACGACGGCGCGGCTGGCGAAGCCGAGTTCGGTGACGAAGAAGTCGGACATGAAGTCCCAGGTGCCGTCGGGCTTCGGGTCGACGTCATCCGGTTCGCCGGTTTCGATGTTCCACACCTGGACCTTCTGGGTGGACGCGATCGCGGTCGCCTTGTCGATTCCCTTGCGGACCCACAGGTATCCGTCGGTCCGGTACGGGAACAGGTTCCAGGCCGTGTCGACAACCCCGTCGTGGTGGAACGTGAGCTTGATCGTCCAGGTGATCCGGCCGGCCCGGCCCGCGTTCTGGACGCTGCCGAGGTTCGACACGTCGACGGTCCCGGTCGCCGGGGTGATGACGAGCCCGTCGGGAGTGATCAGCGTTTCGAGGCGGGTGCTGCCGGTCGTCAGCTCGGTGACGGTCGGCGAGCCGATGGTGGCGATGCTGGTGGCGAACCCGACGATGGTCCGCCCGTCCATGGTGACAACGGCCATGGCCTACTCCTTTGCGGGCTTGGCCGACGCCTTGGCGGGCGGTGCGGCGTCGAGGTCGGTCGTGTAGTCGTCGAGGCGCAGCTGGTCCTTGTTGGCCTCGGCGATCGGGCCGGAGCAACGGATCCAGCCGCGGTCGAGATGAAGGGGGAGAGCGGACTCGGCGACGACACCGACGCCGCCGGTCGCAGGGAGGCGCACCACAAACCAGTCCATGTCCGCCTCAGACCCGGTACAGCTCGTAGGTGACACCTGTGCGTGCCCCGGACCAGTTCAGGGTCGCCAGGCCCGTAGCCGGGGCGATCGCGGCCAGCGGTATGAAGAACATCGCGTTGCCGGTCGCCGACGTGGTTTGGCTGGCAAGAGTTCCGACGTTGCCGAGCCCGGTCGTGGTCGGGTCGGTCACGGTGAGCGTGGTCAGCGTGCCGGTCGTGATGACCCGGCCCATGACCCCGTTGGGCCCGAACTGGCTGCGGTCGATCGTGTCGACGGCAGCGGGCGTGAGCGGGGACGGGTTCGTCAACACCCCGTTGGAGACGGACTGGGTGAGTTGCGCCGTCATAGCGGCGTACCTCCTTGGTGGAAGTGGACCGCCGCTTGGCGGGGAAACTCAGGTGACGGCGGACAGCCGGTAGGTGATGACGGCGTCCATGACGAGCGCGCCGGTGGTTTCGTCGCGCACCGGTGGGCCGGAGCCCGGTTCCTCGCGGATCATCCCGAGGTCGAGGCCGGCAATCGTCGGGCGTTTGTTGAGCAGCGCGGTCCGCACCCGTTCCCGGACAGCGCGGGCGGCCGACGCGGTGCCGCCGACGCAGTGACAGATCCACCGGACCGTCGGGGATCCGGTGATGCCGTCGAGGGCGTCGCCTGGCGCGCCGGTCGGCCATTCGGTGTACCCGTAGACCAGCACGTAGCCGGCGTTGACCGGCGTGTTGGGCGGGACGACGCCGTCGAAGACGACCAGCGCCGGCGGCCCGGTGTCGGCGGCGAGCAGGGCGAGGCCGACGGTCACGAGGGCCTGGTCGATGCCGTCGGTGATCGGCATCAGCCGCCGCCGTCGACGACCGGACCGTCCGGTCCGCGCTGCCCGTTGATGAGCTTCTCGCCGAGTTCGGCTACGTACCGCTCGAACTTGGGGATCTCGTCGTCGAGGCTCGGGCTTAGGTGCGGGATCGGAGCATTGTGGACAGAGCCGTACTCGATGATCCGCGCGAGTCCGCCCTGTAGTTTCGCCGCGTCCGGGCCGACGGTGCCGGTGATGCTGTCGCCGTTGGCGTTCACCTCGTAGGAGATGGCGCGCGGGTAGTGCGGGAGGTAGCCGCGGGTCGAGCGGTCCCGGATGATCCGCTGCGCCTGCCGCTTGATGTTCAGGCAGCCCTGCCCAACGACCTTCTTGCCGTCCTCGATGATCTTTTCGCTGGCCTGGTTGAGGTCATGGCCGAGTTCTTTCCAGCCCGTCATCTTGGCGCCCATTTACCGCCGCCTATCCCATGATCTCGAATATCTCGAACCGGGCGGCCGTCATATGGGTCTGCCCCGGGACGGCCCGGAGGTGGAAGACCCGCCCGACGAGGATCGGCATCAGCAGCGACGCAGTGACCGTCAGGATGTCGTCGACGAGAATCCCGGTGGTCGTCGCGGGCAAGCTCAGGATCGGGTGCTGGGTGAACTCCTGCGCCTCACCGACGGTCAGCGGGCGAGCTACCGCGACCGCGAGCTTCAACCGGCACTTGCCGGTGTAGACCGTCGAGTACGTCGGTGTGACCACACCGGTGTCGGGGTCGGTGGCGAGGCTTGCGACCCGTTGGATCTGGCAGGTGTCGACCATCAGGGCTTCCGCTGCTGTGCGACCGCGCAAGGTGATAGAGGTGGCGGACATGCACCACCTCCGTCAGCACGGGTCCTGAGTCACTCCGGTATTCGGCCGGGCTGTGGTGCCGGTGCTGGGTCTCGCGGTGGTGGCGAGGTTGTAGGCCGTGATCCCGGCGTTCGGCGGCGATGTGGTGCCGGTGGTCGGCCGTGGGGTTGTGCAGCTGTGCGTGAGCCGCCCGAACAGCGAGATGCCGGCAGCGATGAGCCGTCGTCCGGCGGTGACGACGAGCGGCTGCCGGATCGTGTCGCCGGGGACGATCGGCGCCGTGAACGTCGAGCGCAGCACGGTCGAGCTCGCCGCGGCCGTGGGAGCCCGGAACGTGGTGGGTGAGACGACCGCCTCGGGCGGCAGGGTCGCCGGTGTGGGGTCGGTCCGGACGTAGACGAGGACGACGCCGCCGGCGGGCTGCGCGGCGGCCCTTCCCGCGGCGACCGCGGGCTGAGGGACGGGCGTGTCCGGGGCTGCGCTGGTCGGGTCGGTTCGCGGCGCGGCCAGAACGACCGCACCCGCAGGCTGCAGGGCGGGTCGGCCGGCGGTGACGAGGGCCTGCGGGACCGGGGCTGCCGGTGTGGCGTCAGTCCGCGGTGCGAGTAGGGCAGTGCTGCCCGGCTGCGGTCCGGGCCGGCCGGCGACGATGAACGGTTCTGGTGTGGGCGTGTCCGCCGTCGGATCAGTTCGCGGTCCGGCCAGAACGGCACTACCTGCTGGCGCCGGCGGGCGTCCCGCGGTGATGGTCGGCTGCGGGCAGGAGTTGGTGCCGGCGGCGAGCGGGTCGGTCCGCGATCCGGTGAGCAGTACGGCGCCGGCGAGGATCGCCGTAGGCCGACCGGCGGACAGGACGGGTTCCGGGCACGGCGTGTCCGGGGTGGGGTCGGTGTGCGGTGCGAGGATCTGCGCGCTGCCGGCCGCCGGGAGCGGCCGGACCGCGGTGACGGTGGTCTGGCGCGGCGGTGCGACGTCCTCGGAGTCGAACGCCGGCAGGATGAGGACGGTCCCGGACGGCTGCCGGGTGGTGCCGAGCGTGACGACGACGCGTGGCGGGAAGTCCTGCGCGGTGCCGGTCGGGTCCGCGCGGGAGCCGGTGAGCGTTGCGGTACCGGAGAGTTTCGGGAGCGGCTGTGCGGCGACGATCGCGGCGCCGCGGGTGGCGGGGCCGGCGCCGAAGAGGAACAGGCCGATGATCGCGGGTTCGGCGTTGGCGCAGAGGAACGTGTCGGAAACCGTCCCGGCGCCGACGGGCCGGTTCTGGACAGACACCTGCATGTTGGTGACGCCGTCGCCGCCGACGGTCTGGACGCGTTCGTCCCACGAGCCGGCCTGGTTCTCCGTCCACGCGCACAGCGGGAAGGAGCGGTTGGTGAGGACGGCGACCGCGAGCCGGTCGGTGCCGGCCGACGTGACGGACGGAGAGACGTGGCTCGTCGACGTCGCGGTTTCGAGGGTGTCGCCGCCCTCGAAGACCCCTCCCCGGACGAGGATGCCGGTGATGGTGCGGCGGCCACCGACGACTGTCCACGTGTAGGTGGTTGAGGCTGCGGGGTTGGCGAGTAGGAAGTAGTGGGTTTCGAACTGTGTGCCCTGGTCGGTGTCGGAGACCGGGATCTCCGCCCAGCCCGCGGGCGGGGTCGGGGCGGTCGCGGACTGGCTGTCGCAGACCGCGACGAGCAGCTGGTCGCCCGGCTGCGGCTGGCTGTCGGTGGTGATCGCGGAGCCGTCGTTGCCGCCGTCGCCCTGGAAGCTCGAATACTGGGCGGCGACGTACGGGCCGGTGATCGGCGGGGTGCGGTAGACGAGGGCGCTGCCGGGGCGGGTCGGGTCGCACCGGTTCGCCGGGTCGCGGCGGGTCGGGACGTCGGGCCCGGGCGGCGGCGGATCCGACCGGGGTGTGACGATGACCGCGGTGCCGGGCATCTTCGGCGGTGAGCCGACAGACCCGAGCATGTAGTTGCGGCTGTCGTCCTGGACCCGGGCTTCGCGCTTCCACGCGGTCTGGGAGATGGCGATCTGCTGCCGGATCCACGGCGGCGGGCACAGCTGCGGGATCGGGTCGAGGGGGTCCGCGCCCGCCGGGGACTTGACGGCGACGGACCAGGTGCCGCCGTTGGTGCCGGTCGGGCTGACCGATGTCCAGGTCCGCACGCCCGTCGCCGCGCCCGACACGAGCGCCTGCGAGGCCGCGGCGAGCGCCATGTACAGACCGGACACCTGCGTCTGGCCCTGGGTCGTCATCCCGGATGGGACGGTGACGGTGAACGCTGCGCCGTTGCCGTGGTCGGCGATGAGGCTGATCAGCAGGTCGTCGGAGCCCGCCGGGGTGAGGGTCGGGGAGTCCATCGGCGACGTCGTGGACGACGTAGCCATCGAGGTGACGGTGACGACGGGTGCCTGGTCGGCTCCGGCGATCCGGAAGACACCCATGCACACGTCGGCGGTGGAGCGGTACGTGAATGTCCAGGTCGACGGGTCGCCGGGGTCGTAAACGTGGGAGAAGATCTTTCCGTCGACGAGGGTCCCGTCGAGGTTGCCTTCGAGGTTCCAGTCCGCCGAGGTGGTCAGATCCGTTTGGAGCGACGGGTTGTTGTGCTGGATGAACGCCGCAACGAGGATGTCGCCGGACGCGAACGCTGCCGGCTTGGAGATGACGAGCGGGGCGGTGGAGTCTTCCCAGTACCAGTCGACTCCGGCGATCGTGGGGGCCACCGGCCTACCGCCCTTCGGTCACGAGCGGTGGGGCGTGCCCTTCCCTACACCACGCCGGAGAGGTGCTTAGCGTTGAACCAGAAGTCGTTCGGACCGCCCGGGAGAGTGCCGGCGTGGGAGATCGAATACAGGCTCTTGAGGTCGGTGAACGAGGCCCGCAGCAGGGTCACCTCGCCCGAGGTGTAGCCGAGCGCGGTGAGCGCCGCGTCGTTCGCGAAGATCGACGTGTCGTTGAGCAGGTCGCAGAACTTCGCGCAGTTGAACAGGTCGTCGCGGAGCGAGGTGGCGAGTTGCCCTGCCCGGGTGTCGAGGTCGGCTTTCGCGATGGAGAAACCTACGGCCACTGTGGACCCTTTCCGGTCAGTTGAGGATAGTGACGTTGTGTGAATAGACCCTGACGGCGTTCGACACGCTCGATGTGCCGTATGTGGCGCACACCCCGATGCCACGCGCGATCGTCGTGTCCCACACGATCGTGCGCAGTGCGAGCGTGACAGGGATCGGCGTCGCCGAGTACGCGGTCAGCGACGTGCCGAGTTGCAGCGTCCCCGCGCCGGTGACCGACCCGGCCGTCCCGAGCCCCGTACAGACACCGGTCCACTCCAAGTCGAACGGCCACGACGCCGCACCCGTGCCGGTCGTGATGGCCGCCGACTCGGCGATAACGGTTGTGATCGCGCCCGCGATGGTGCCGATGTAGTGCCCGAGCGCGAGAGTTGGTGTGCCCGTTGTCGAGAACTCGCCGACGGATTTGATCCAAATGTGGGAGCCGAGCCGCAGCTGGTAGCCCTGCACGATCGGCAGCGGCTGCGGCGACACATCCTGGCGGGTCGTGAAAGTGTTGAAGGCGGCACCGAGCGCGGCCGGGAACGGCCCGACCGGTGTCGTCATGTAGAAGTCGCCCACGGTGGCCGCCCTTCAGGTCAGGCTGTGGCGTCCCGGACGAGGTCGCCGAGCGTGTGCGTCGGGGAGGACACGTACTGGCCGCCGCCGAGCTCGAGGAGTTTCCGGGCCGGCTCGGCTAGCGCGTCGACGTCGCCTGCGGCGAACGTCCGCGCGCACGGGCAGGTGTCGAGCCGCTCGTCGGGACCTTCCGGGTTGCGTCGCGACACGTGCTGGATGGCGCACGGCCCGCCGTCCAGCGTTCCGATGGCGTGGGCGTTCGCCGCGATCGCCTTCAGGACGTCACCGGCGCTCAGCACCGGCTGAACCGCATCGACGCATTACAGTTCACCGTTGCTGGTGCGGTCACCCGAATGGCGAATCCGTTGGAAACGGGCGAGTCGGGCTCCTGACCGGGCGTGAACTGGACGATGCCGGTGCCGCCGTAGACCGGCAGGTAGAAGGTTTTGAAGGCGGCCAGGACGGTGCCCTCGACGGTGTAGTTGGTGCCGGCGGTGAAACCCGTCGTCACCCGCTGGCCCGCGCTGTTGACGATCGTCACCGCGGTCGACGTCCCCGCACCGGCGGCGGTGAAGGTGCACAGCTCGATACGCGCCGGTGTTGCGGTGGATGTGGCGCCGTCGAACGAAAGCTCGTAGGCGAGCCAGTTCACGCCGAACTGGGCCGGCGCTGTGACGGCGATGACGGTCTTTGCCGTGGTCGCGGCCAAGGCGCTGACCGCACCCGGCGCGTCATAGATGCTGATCATGCGGTCTCCCTGCTCGGGCATGACGGATTACCCGAGCACCTAGGCCCGGGGTGGGTGTGCACAGAGGTCGTCCACAGGTTGTGGACTCAGGCGACGAGGACGCCCGCGTAGTAGTCGGCGACCATCTGCCCGGCCTTCGACAGCGAGACGCCGCCGTTCTCGGGTGCGCCGGACACCGAGTAGTCGTCGATCGACTCGCTCTTGGTGGTGATGTCCGGGTTGATGTAGGCGGCGGCGGCGGATTCGAGTACGGCGCCCTTGACGTCGTCCGGGACGACCGTGTAGCCGTGCGTGTAGTCGATTTCGACGAGGTCCGGCGGGAACGACTGGTAGCGGCCGAACCCGGTCCGTCGGTAGATCGACGGGGGGATCACCGAATACTCGGTGCTGGCGATGGTTTGCGGGCTCCCGCCGAACACGGTGATCCGGACCTGCTGGACCGCGATGACCGGCTGGAACGGCAGCACGATTTCGAACGCGCACCGGCCGGGCTGGCTGTACGTCGCCGACGTTGACTCGAACCGGGTGTGTGCCCTACGTGCGAACAACTCGCTGACCACCTGGATCGCGAGGGTCGCCGTCGAAGTGTCGACGTCCTGCTTCAGGAAGCTGGCGAGTTCGGCGACCGTGCAGTACATGACCGACACGGACTCACCCGACCTTCCCGAGCATGACGGTCTTCATGTGGCCGATTTGGATGCCGGTGTGGACATAGATCGGGAGGTCGGCGGCGGCGGCGCGGAGGCAGAACGTCATGTCCTCGCCCATCAGCGCGAGCGGTGCGCCGACGTTCGCCTCCCGGAACCAGGGCGCGGCGGTGTCGCCGGACACCTTCGCGATCTTCCGGAGCGCCCTGCGGTGCATCAGCAGGAACGCGGCGCCGGTCGCGGAGACCCGCTGGAGCCCGGACTCCGGCCACGTCGTGTATCGGATGAACGCGAGCGAGCCGTTGGCGCCCTCGCCGAGCTCGTACATGACCGGGTACGACGTGTCGCCGTCCTGGGAGAAGCACAGTCCGCCGACGATGGGCCGGTTGTTCGGGTCGGCCGCGGCGATGAGCCGGTCCAGGGCGTCGCTCGACCAGACCATGTCGGTGTCGACCATCAGCAGCCACGGCGCCCGCTGGCGTTCGAGGAAGTCGTCGACGACCCGGTTCCGGGCGGTGGAGATGTTCGGCCCGGACGCCAGCATCAGCACCGAGTCGAGCGGGGTCTTACCCTCCATCGCGGTAGCTAGGAGCGACGCGCAGAACTCGGCCCGGACGACCCCGGGATGGACGCACCCGATGACGGCGTGGTCAGCCACCGGGCTCGACGTTGGTGTCCCACCCGGCCGCGAAGCCGCTGTCGATGTCGTAGCCCTCGACCGCGAACCCCTGCGGCGACTGGAGCAGGGTCTCTGTCATCGCCTGCCGCGGGCCGCCGGGTGCGGCGAGCCCGGTCGCGGCGTGGAACGCGCCGGACACGTCGCCCTGCGGCGCCTGGATGTCCGTGTTCTGCACCGGTACCGCGCTGTACAGCTCGGGTGCGGACGCCGAATCGCTGGGCGTGATCATGAGTCCTCCTCGAATGGATGGCCGGCTCCGTCGCCGCCGGTCATCAGGCTGTGGTCGGACACGACGTCCGGCAGCGTGATCAGGTCGCCGATGCGGCCGCCCTGCCCGTACGTGTCGCTCTGCAACTCGTGGAACCGGGCCTCTGCGCTCGCCTGCGCGGCGGCGACACTGCCCGCCACCGGGTCCCGGCCGCCGGCGTCCGGGTCGGCGCCGGTGAAGATGCCCGCCGGCGCACCGGTCGCGGCCGGGGCCTGAATGTTCCAGGTCGACGCCGGTTCCTGGTCCGGGCGCGCCGGGTCGCTGTCCGCCGGTGTGATCATGCGGCAGTCCTCCGGCCCCTGGTCTTCTGTGGCTCGACGGGCTCCTCGCCGTAGTTCATCCGGGTGAAGAGTCCACCGCCTTCGGCCTGGTCGTGCTGGACGACCTC